CTACTAATGAAAAGCAAGTAGCTACAGTAAAAGAAACGCTACAAAATGGAGATACGTCTGTAGCTCCGTCTGCTCTAGTGGATGTCCAAAGCGAAGCATTGGGAGACGGTACTTATGTTGTACGGGAGGTGTCAGTACCAGAGCTTTTTGATGGGCGGGCTTTTAGTATTCAAAAGCCGGACACTGTCCCAGAAAAATTTAGGGCTACGATCCCGATTGAAACGGAGAGCGTAAGCAAAGTTGGAACAGCCATTAAACCAGCTTTGGCGTCAGGAGAGCTTGAACGGTCCGTTCAACAATCTAATAAATTTGTCTATAGAGAACAAATCACTAAACGTAATTTGTCAAATGATGTTGCTCTACCAGAAGTCCGGAGAGCTTATGTCGAAGGAACAATTGCCAAAGTTAATGAGAAACTGTCAACAAGCCCGACAATCGAATCGGGCCTACTAGTTTCGGAATCCGCTGCTATCCCTATTGGGGATGGTAAATTTGTTGTTCAAACGGTTAAAGTTGACCAATGGCCGGAACTTAAAAGTTCCGAATGGGACAACGAGCTTCAAGTACAGGTGCAAAAAACGGAACAGTTTGTTGCTCCGTCTTCGAGTTTTACTGAAGTAAATACTTCTTACCGCGCAGTAAATAAAGATAGATCTTTGAAGATTACAGAAACTGAGCCTACATCGGCTCTTTCTTCATATGTAATGAGTTTCCCAATTCAGGTTGATGTTCGACTTCCAGATATTCTCAAATCAATTTCTGTAGTATGGGCAGAAGACTTAGCTGAAGGCAATTACGACTCTCAGTGGGAGGGCTCTAGTAGCGGTACGTCGTATGGTTTAACGGGTAGTGAGAGCGCCTCTTCTGAATCTTCAGCCAGCATTAAGCCAGAACTTATAATCGACATTGAACGTCCATGGGGCGCAGATGTGTCCGCAACAGCGTATTACTTCTTCCTAAAAGGAAACAATAATGTAATAAGTGAATCAGCATTTTTAAGTAAAGTTTCCCAAATAGCTGGAGCAGCACAACGCTGGCCCACCTTTAAACCAGTATCTCATACTATTGTACTAACTGGTGGCTCTGCTCAAGTTCAAGCTAAAGTCAACTGGACCGCAGCTAGATCTGCATCTAGCTCAACCAGTACAAGCGAAAAAACTACAGGACAAGGAACTAGCTACGGCGTTGGCACATCTTTAAACGCCGTAACAATTTCCCCAACAATTCATGGGGCGATTACAATTAGTGGCGCAGAAGCCAAAACAAAATTAGTTACGTCTTATTGTAATTCGGGAACAGGTCCAGTAAACAACTTTCCTTTCGTTTACACGGCAGCAGCAGCAAGCCACACCTTAAACGCGGATGTAAATCCTAAAACATTAGCGGCCACAACCCCTACTGTAATTCCAACATCAGGAAAATACATCCTTAAATCAGAAGTTGTGCCTTACAAATGGGGCTGGGCCCGCTGTTCTGCTGTAGTTCTTGACGCATCAGTATTAGCATAATACTCTAAAAATATGGCTGAAGAAGATAAGGACGATTTCCGTGCGAAAGAAAGTGCCGCACGTGAAGAAAGGCGTGCAAAAGAAAATGCTTCGCGTGAAGAGCGCCGTGCAAAAGAGAACGCATCGCGTGAGGAGAGGAAGGCGAAGGAAAGCGCATCACGCGAAAGGAGTCAGGGAAAAACTCCAAAGGGAACATCAGAAAGAAAGACCGCTAGGGAGGAAGCTAAATCATACGACATCGACACAAAAGGGATGTCTACTAGAGAAATCAAAGGAGCGGTGTCCGAAGCCAAAGCGGTCGAGGAAGACATGATGAAGTTTATTGAGAAGAGTCTCGGAAACTTTACAGCAAAAAAAGGCGGGGAAGTCGCCCCGACAAATACACCATCTACGACTACTAGCAGAATCACAGAAGACAAACCATCTCCATTAACGTCAGCGGGTGGTACTCCAAGGAGGGGGGGAGGGGGTGCAGAATCTATATTGCCACCACTACCATCTGGCAGCCAATTGTTTGTGCTTGGAGTTTCTGATGGTGAATTGAGATGGGTCGAAACTGAATCGTGTGAGGAAGACTAAAACACCTCTGGATAAGTCATGCCAACTATAAAATACAACGAAACCGAAGGAGTAGAACGCATTGTCACGAATGATGGCAAAGTAAGCTGTGAATGCTGTACTTTTTTTGGACTTCTTGCAAGTGCCACATCGGCGGGTGGAAATCTTGAATGTCAGATGGGTGAAGCTGTGCAAACTTACTACATACCGCCACCATACAAATTAAAAGCTGGGATTTCATACAAATTAACAATTATTTTTAATTCAGGGGATCATCTTTACCATTTAGGTTCATATTATCAGGCTAATTATAGTTCATTATCTTCTTTTCAATTAGTTTGGCAAACCACATATAGCGGAACAACAGGAAACCCTTGGAGCATTTCTAATAATGGAAAAACAATCAGATTCAGTTTGGAGGATTCCGAAAACTGCGGAGGGTCAAATAAAAAAATCCAAGCTGGGACAGCAGAAGCAATACTCACGCCAACCAATTCATTGGCTTTAGATTTTAGCTTTAACGGCATTGCCGAGTTGGAATCTGCTGGTTATGAAAATATCTCGTTTTATTTAGAACCTGCTACATGAGAACAGCACAGCAAATAAATATGGCTGCAAATGCAGCGCAGCGTTTTGCGAGATCAGGATTTACTTTGACATCACCTGATGTTCTCGCCGAGCGTGAATCAAAATGCCGATCCTGCGACCTCTGGGACGCAGAAGGAATGCGCGGGACTGGTCGCTGCCGCAAGTGCGGTTGCTCGACATGGGCAAAATTACGGATGGCCACCGAAAAGTGCCCTATTGGCAAGTGGTAAACCATCCTTGACCCCTAACCCTTTTTCCTGTATTATTTGACCTGTATGAAGACCAAGACTCAAAAACAAGTAGCCTACCTGCTCAGCAAGGTTAGCCCCCTTAGCGGCAAGGAACAAGGCAAACTTAAGAAAGAACTTCATTCCGGCGACGTTAAAATTAAACCTAAAAAGTAATGCACGCAACCACACTAGGATATCTAAACCAGCAGCTTAATAGCTATATAGCCCCGGGCCAAAGTTTCGCGCCGAGCCTTAATCAAGCGTTGGAAACCATTTACGGCATGGGCGCTTGGCGGGACCTTACAATTCAGGGTACCTTTAGTTGTGGCAACGGATACTTTAGCCTGCCAGACCAAGCCGAGAATGTCCTTTTCGCTGTGGTTGATGACCAGCCAGCCCGCGTGCGCAGCTTGTGGCAGGACTACCGCACTATTGGAGCCGCCCAAGATACCCTTATAAGTTACGGCCTTATTGATGACGGGTTCCAGCCGCTAATGGTGGACCTTCCTACGCCGGGCGTTACCCAACTTTTCATAGCACCAGCCGCGGATACAACCGATACCACGGCCATTAGCGCATCTAATGGTGAGCAAGTATTTGTTACTGGGTACGGTGCGTCTAAGTATATTCTGTCCGCACAAAGCGGCGCCACGCTTACGTTTTCCGAAACGGTAACTGGCGTGCACGAGCTACAGTATAGTGGACTGGCCCGTCGCTACGATATTCGCACAAGCGCTGGAAATCCTAGCACCACCGTTGCAACTGTGGGTCCCGGCGACGGCGTGGCTCGCTTTAGACGCTACCGGGTCCCGCAAGCAAAGGCAGGGAGCTTCGTGCATGTACTTTGTAAGCGAAGATTTATTCCCGTTCAAAATGATTCCGATTCAGTATACATTAACAATATTCCGGCGCTAAAACATGCGCTGCTCGGGGTATTAGCTGAAGATAACGCGGACCTTGAACGCGCAGAGATTCATTGGGGCAAGTGCCGCCAAATCTTGGATGAGCAGCTCGACCAGTACCGAGGACCTGCCCGCCCCAGTCTAGATCTTCAACTAGCCGGGGACGGGATAATTGGTGTTAGAAACTTCTTCTAAACTAATCGTGTTTGTGCTGGGTAGAAATTGTCCAAATTCTACCGCTTCCTGTGCTGACGCTTGTTATGCTGCGCAGTGTTGGGTTGGCCTTTGAGTACTCTTCAGCGCTGCTTAGATCCCGCTGCAAACGCATTGGGTCCTTAAGTAGCGGGAACGTCCTAAGCTCCTCGACCTTGTTCATTTCAACAAGCAGCTCGGTAGTAGTGCCGGTCCAGTGCTCAACTTTTGGATTCGATTCCTTAAAGTACTTAAGGAAGATGTCCAGCAATTCTGTTGAGCCCTGACGCGTGCTGCTATCCCTTGCGCTGTTCTCAATTAGTGGGTGGAAGTAGCTACGCACTCCATAGCGTGCGTTGCCTAAAACTCCTAAGCTCGGCTCGTAGTCTAGCAACCACTTGGCAAAATGCGGTAGCTCTTTGCGAATTAACGCCTCTTGTTGGTCGTTTGCAAGGAACTCGTGCCTTGCGTTGTCGCTAATTCTAAACGCCATTAGCTTGTCCCTGTTGCTGCTCTCCAAGTTGGGAATCATGCTTAGGCTGTTCGGGTCCTCGTTTAGGGTAATAATAATACGGCCGAACCACGGAATGCTAACGCGGTCCGCGTACTTGGCCTCGACCGCCACGCGCGGGTTCGCCACGAGCCTTTTCAACATTTCCACAAACTTACGGTGGTCCGCAAAGTTTGTCGCGCTAACGGTATCATCCACGGCCCAAACAGGGGCCTCGCTTAGGCTCTTGTTGAAATTGGTCTTGGCGCTAAGGAACTCACTGGCGTCTTCCGCGCCGCCCATAAGCTCGCCCATAATGAACTGGCTAAGCAGAGTCTTGCCGCGGCCCGCCACGCCCACAACAATAACGGCGTGTCCGCTTAGCTGTTGCTTGTAATGGCTGGCCTTGTACGCGCGGCTAAGCCATGCGTACCAGAAGTCCAAAGGCATTGCGCCAATCTCGTCCGCAACAGGATCAAATAGTCGGCCAAAGAAGTCATGCAGCCACGGCCAATGGATTGGGTCTCCAGAATCCGCAGGCGCAATGGCTTTGCAGCGGCTGGTGTTCACATAACGGCGACCATCGTTATCCACAACTATTTTGTCGGACCGGAACACAAAAGGCCCCGCGCCGTCCACACGATTGTTTGTAATAATGTAGTGCAGCGCGCTTTCTACGTCGGAAACTTTTTGCCCTTTTTTCTTGTCGTAACTAAACCCCGCCATTTTTAAGTGCAAAATAACGTTGTCCCGAATATTGCGGACCGGACCCTGCGGACCAAAGATCCAGAAGTCTCTTCCGTCGTACCAGATATCGCTTACCCCGTCCACAAGACGACGGGTTTCGTACTGCTGAATAAACTCATTGCCAAGGATTTCTCTCCAGCTAATGAACGGCGCGCCAGCACGGTCGCTGTAGCACAGCATTCCTTCCTGTTTCACCACCGCACCGTCACGGTCAATTCCGTCCTGAATCCAGAATAGTGGACCCCGAGCCCCTTCTACAAAGTCGCCCTTCCAGCGGTTCGGGAATCTCTTTTCAATTTCCAAGGCTACGGATTCAAGAGGCACGTTAACATCGGTTACGGTTGTCTTGCCGAGGCCCGTTTTGAATACCGCGGTAAGGACATCGTCGGCGCTAATTCCCCCACCAAGCGGGGTCCACTTGGTCCCAATATCGAAGTACTGGGACGGATTAACGCTGGTCTTGTCGTACCCAGCGTGTAGCTTGGTGCCTTGCACTAGCTTGGCCAAGTGTTCGAGCACCCCTCCTGCTGTAAACTCGTTAACAATAGCTGGCGTAGCGAGCTCCCACACCAGCCGCAAGTAGCCGCTGTACGTAACCACAGCCCATGTTGGTTTGGGGGTTCCCTTACACCTTTTCTCAAGATCCGCCTCAAGCGTGCCCCAGCTTACCGGAGCATCATAGTCTAAAACTAAGGCATGAATTTTACAGGCTGGGTTGTCTGCGTTAATGCGTTCCGCAGGATTTAAGCCCTCAACTCCGCTAATAAATGCGTGCTTGGTGTTTGCGTCACCACACCACATGCGGAACGCGCTTTTGCTAGAGAACGCCGGATAGTTTGGCGTGTAAGTTTTTGGGTCAATTTGGAAGGCCGTGGTTGACCGTAGGTTACTAATTGCGAAGTACATATTTATTTTGTGTAAATTTTTGTAATTGATCCCTCAGCGCTCAAAGGAATATCTGGAATCCATGGTGGGGGTGTGCTCATAATCTCGGTAACATGCTGAAGTGTTCGTTCAGCATCGGCGTCTGCACACTCAATAATTACTTCGTCGTGGACGTGCAAGATTATTTTGTGGCCAGCGTTCTCAATATTCATGAGCTGGTAGCAAAAAATATCTCTGGCCAAGCTCTGGCTGCAGTTTTCTGTAATCATGCCGTGCCACGGGCGCACAGCCATTGGCTTACCATTGCGGACTAGTGTGCACGTTACGGACTCTGTTCCTTGGGTTACGTTGCGGTATGTAATTGAGTTGCCGCTAGGCAAGTCGATTTTATACTCGTTGCTGTTCGCGGCTAACTTGAGTTGTCGTTTGTAGGTTCTCCAAAGTTCTACAACTTTTTTCATTTTTGTTTGGTATAGGTTTACGCTTTTGTTGGCCTCTTTTTCTGAGCACTTCATAATCATTGCGTACTTTTTAGCGCTTGCTCCGTATCCGCAACCCAACACCATTCCTTTAACGGTCTGTCTTAGCTCCTTATTATTCTCACGCAGGGAACCCTTTGATTCGTCCCACAACCCGAAACGAATTGCGAACGCCTCGTAAATATCGTCGCTTTTACGAATCTCTTCTAGCGTCTCGTGGTCTTGGGCGAGCCAGCAAAGCGTGCGAACTTCAATCTGACTAAGGTCCACGACAACCAAGGTGGTTCCCGGAGCCGCCTCGATTTGACTTCTTAGGTCCACACCAAACATCTCACCTCGCGGTAAGTTCTGAAGATTTAAGTTTCCACCGCTTCCGCTAAATCTTTTTGTGTGCGCGCCGCAGTACATTAGGCCACCGTAGTAACGACCTAGACTGGTCCCACGCTCAAAGCTTTGGACCTTTTTCAGCAGCGAGTTAATTCGCCTCCAGTTCCGCACAGCGTAGACCCAAGGGAATTTATCTGCGTGCTTGTCCATCCATTTTTCGCATTCCTCGTCTCCCATAGCCCAGCTCAGCGGGGGTGTAATCCCAGCATCACGACAAGCTTTGTTGGCCTCTTTGCGGCTCAGCAGCGCGCCGGTATCTTTCCAAGGAATACTTTGCTCGGCTTCCCATAGAGCTACGTTTAGTATTTCTGCGTTCGTTGATATTTTAGCTTCGTTCACTGGAATTCCGCGCCAGCAAATAACACGGGTGTGTCGGCTATACGCACGCTCAAACTCCGGCCAGCTTTCTTGCATAGCATCCCATAATTTAAGACACCAACGACTATCCTCTAGCGCGTACTCGGTAACTTCTTTTTTGAACTCTGGGTCCATTGATTTCCAGTCTAGCCCCTTCATGTTGTCACGGGTGCCCTTACTTATGTCGTAGCCAAAAGTATTTTTTACGGCCTCTTTTAGGCTTCGGGGCCTGCCACAATAAGCCGCCATGTCCGCTGTGCAGTGCCACTCCTTGTAGGCCACTAACGGCCACCAATTCTGGTTGACACCGTATATGTAAAGAGACTCATCGAAAAAGGCGTTATGGCTTAGGACACGCTGATCTTCTAACAGCGTCCAATCAAAATCTTTAGGGTGGCCACAGAACTCGTAACCGGTATCACTTACAACCGATACCATATAAGCGTCAAACTTAGGATGGGAGAAATACCCACGAGGCCCGTATACCCTAACAGAGCACTCTTTGTCATAGTATGTTTCAAAATCTACTGCGTACGTTTTCATATTAGATCAAAAATTAGGCCGCGCGCGTAAATCTATACGCACGCGGCCATTAATTATTTAGGGTTTATTCTTCAAGCTCGAACTCGAGTTGGTCGATTGGTGCTGGATTTGCACGCAGGCGATCCATTTCATTTTCGATTGCTTGGCGGACTGTCTTAAGACCTTCCAGTTGAACCGCTAGCTTAGTGAGGTTTCCCTCGAGCTCTTCAATAACAGCCTTAACGCTATTATTTTCGCGACTAAGATGCGTAAGCGGGTTTTCCAGTACGGCTAGTTTAGGGTTCATTAGGCGTTACCTCCTGCTACAAGTCGGTTAATAAAGGCCACAACAGCGTCCGAGGACTTGTTAATGCTACGTCCAAGGACCGGCACGTACCAACTGTACTTGCCGCGCTCAAGAAGCATAGCGCTAAGGTTCCAAACTTGCTCGTGCAGTTTCACGTCGGGGTTGCCAACATGGAAGCTGTTAACAATTTTGAACGTGTGGTCGTACGCAAAACTCTGCACCGTAAGGCGAGCGAGCTGGTATGGTGTGTCGTTAAGAAGGAACGGAAACAACTCGGAAGCTTCTTCCTCGTCCAGTCCGTTAATCTCTTCAATGTGCGGGATTAGCACCGTAATATCTGCGCGCGGCACAATCTCACGGTCGGTCTCGCGCCTAAGTTCTTCCAGCTGCTCAAGAGAATATGCAACACGTGGTTGAATATCTCCATCATAAGGAACCTTTTCGGTCCAGCTTTTATGAATTGAAACAACGTTCACGGGAATTTTTTTGCCCGCCGGAACAACTGTAACGCGTCGGTCCATAACCAAATCGCCGGGGTTACCCTCGATTTCGCTCATTTTATGGATACAATTAAGACGAGGAATATGGAAGTCCTCGGCATTGAAGCCTGCATTAAAGCTAGGCGCTGTAATCACATTTGCTGCCGGAGCAGCCACTACTGTTTCTGTATTTGGTACACTCATAACTCTGTTTTCTTTTTTACAGCTATTGTTATTTTACTGGCTACAATTGCTGCGGTACTTGCCTTCAGTTTTATTCTTGGGTCAGGGTGAACCTTTCGGCGCCCTTATCCAAAATTCTTTCGGCCTGCATGCCGTCTTCAAATTCGCGAGCCCACGCGGTCTTTTTACCTTTAGGAGCCTTACTTGCGTAATGGTCTCTAATTTTGGCCAGTGGTACATCGCTGAGTTGAATAATGTCGAAAGCGGTCAGGCCGCGCTCAGAGGCATAACTGAGGAATCCAGCTTTGTCCACAATAATCTTTCGGGAACCTAAACTTTTTAGGCGCAGGCCCGGCAACTCGTGGCCCTGCTTGGCCATTTCAACGGCACGGTATCGAATCCCTTCTGCCCACTTTTCTACAATTGTAGCAACAACGTACATGCGCGCCAGTACTTCTGGGTCCTCAATATCCTTGCCTGAGATGTTTCCGCTGGGAAGCTGTTCGGGACTATAACGCTTAACGACCTCCTGTGCGGTGTGACCCAAGGCGGGGCACCTGTCCTTGTGTAGGCAGTACTGGCAGCTATTGCTAATGCTAAGTTGTTCCCAGTCCGGGACTCCGCCGAAGGCCCACTGTGGTCTGGTACGCGTGGCCTGCTGGATAGGAATGCTCAGTCTCTCAATATACTCCGCAAGCTTCTCGCGGGTGTACTCACCAACCAAAAGCTCGTTTCGCTGCGGCATGCTAAAGCTTGCAAATATGGAGGTCACTTCTGGGAACATTTGAAATACGCCTACGGCGTACGCAGTGCTCTGCCAATTTTCGGGCGGGGCGTCTACTTTTCCAATGCCTGTTTTGTGGTCATGGAGCACCGCGCAGTTACCGGCCACCGCGACAATGTCCGCGGTACCAAATGTTTCGCAGCCGTTAAGCTGCATTTCCAGACGAATTTCTTGGTGAATAACTGGCTCGATTTTTGTGCGTGTGCGCAGAAATTCAATTGCGCCGTCCATGTCCTCGAGAAGCTTCTCATAGATTTCAACTTCTTTCTCGTCATGCAGGGCGCTTGGGTTTCGGATTTCAACGGCTTCGTGGATACGTGTGCCCATTTCTGCGGCCGAGTTTGTGCCGCCCCTACTCTCCCAGCCGGGGCAGTTGTTAATGTGCTTTAGGCTGCTCGGTCCAAACTCTGCGTGAGGACGTGCGCTATGGTCTACGTTTTTATTTTCCATATGGATTAATGTGTGTTTGAGTAATCTGTTCGGCGTCGGCCAGTAAGTGTTCTTTAACTGAGCCTAAGGATTTTAGCAATCCTTTTATTTGAACACTTTGTTTTGAGTCTGGCCCGCTGTACTTAACGCATAATTTATGCATTTGCCTTAGTGCTGCGTTTGATGTGCTTAGAAAAATTGCTAATTGTTTGTGCGTCGTTAGGTCCATGGTAAGGGATAATTCTTACCCTAAATCAAGATTTTCGTCAAGTCGCGTGTATTCAATACCGTGCAATGTTTGGAGGTTCTCACACTTTTTGTTAATAATGTTGACTACGTTTTCTTCGACGGTTCCGGCCGCCACAACAACAAGCTGCAGCGAATCTGATTTAGCGCCGTTGCGGTGTGTGCGACCGAGCACCTGCAAGTGACTCTTAGCGTTAAAGGTAGGACTTATTAACGACACGCGCTGCCTTTTTCCGCTTACGTCATGGAGGCTCAGTCCAGTCCCACCAGCCTCAATGTTAATAACCAGAACTTGATCAGTGTCGTTTTGGAAGTTGTCAATAAACTCTTGGCGTTTGGTGCTTAACTGGCCGCCCTGCACCACATTACATTTAAGTTCTTGCGCTAACTTTTCTGCGGTCTCTCTAAAGTTAACGAATAGAATTACCGCCATATTTTGGTCAACGTAGTCTTGGGTAAGCTGGACTAAATTTGTCACCTTATTAAGTTCTGCTTCCTGTCGAGCCCGGAGCAGCCGCACAATAAATGGCTCGCTTTCTTGTTCTTGGTCCTCGTCAATTGTCGAATCAATAATGTAGCTTGTTAGGGCTTCTTCACTAATCTTGTATCTTGAATAAACATCCTTGGTGCAAGATACAGGAAACATGTGCACATGATTCTGTTTAAAACTATCGGGAAAATCCTTTACAGAAAGGCGATACGCTATTCCGTTGGGCCCATAAAGTTGCTCCTTAAGATCCTTTAGTTTCTCTTTGTCACGCAGGTACCAGCTCCCCCAAGTATCTTGGGCGCACCCAACAGAGTACATCCAACCCACCCAGCCGCGCAAAGGAGCCTGCGGTGTGTTTAGGTTGTGCAGGCCAGTTGCGTAACCCAAAGCGCGCATTTCTGTTGGGTCTTCGCAAGCGGTTGCGCTGAGCAAGTGCAGTTTATATTTTTGCTGGGCGGCGCTAATAAGCAGCTGGGCGTTTTGGGAATAGGCCCCCTTGCACTTGTGGACCTCGTCAAAAATAATTAGTGTGTCCGGCGGAAGCGCCCAGCGCATTATTTTTTTCCCTACCTTTTTCAAGTAAACTGTGTTTCCTGTGCGCAGCGACTCATAATTTAGGACAAACAAAGGTTCAATTCCATGCTCTGCAAGTTCACGCTTCCAGCTAACTATAACAGATTTTGGGCACACTACCGCTACCGGAAAACCAAGAGCAATGGCTAGGCTGGCGCTAACTACAGTTTTGCCAGTCCCGACCATGCTTGTGTCCAGAGTATTTAAACTTCTATTGCGGTGAACACTCACAAAAAAGTCTCTGGCCTTTTGCTGCGCTGGAAACAATGTTTTCATGATTCAGTGTACACAATATAATCAAAATATTCAAAACCGTTGCCGTCTACAAAGTACGGTTCGTATTTTATTTTAGTAATTTTTTCGTTAGTGTTTAGAAGAAAATTACCAACAATTAAACACGGACCGCCCGGAGGGTCCACCATGGTGTAGCCGTCTGGGCCCCCAGCGAAACTCCACGCCAGCCCGTCACTATCTACCCGCCAGATCCATTTATTAGGATTTAACTTTACGAGTGTTACGTCGTTTCCGTAGCGGTTCTTGGATACTATTTTCATTTGCGTATTTGCCTATTAATGCTGCGTCTATAATGCCGTCGTGCGGTACTTTGCTTTTACCGACACACCAATCTTGAGTCGGCCAAAGCAGACGTGCTTTAGCCAATGCATAGTCTTTTGTCAAGCCTTTGGGCACTTTACTTCCTAACATATTTTTGTGCCACTCTGGAACCTGCACGCGCACATAAGGTATGTCCGCCGCGCTACACATTCCAATTAGTTTACCAAAGCTTATAGACATGCTCCTCATGCTCTGCAAAGTTGCCGCGTAGTAAAGTGGTTCCTCTATGGCTACCAGTGGGTCTTTCCAAACCTTTAACCATTTAAGAAGAGATTCAGGATCTATTTCTCGGAGTCCTGCAAACTTAGTGTTCGGCATGCGTAGTACGTCTAGTATACGTCCGGTCGCCGCGTCCATTGCGCAGCAGCCTCCGTCTAGCCCGTTATCTATGCCGATTATATTTTTATGGGACACCCATACAACTTACTGTAAATAAGTTGCAAATGTCAAGTCTGGTTAACAAGTTTTCGCGGGCGCACAACAACCGGTTGTACCGTACTGCGCTTTATTTTTACTCCGGTTAGCCTAGCCGCTAACGCTTGCGCGTGTTCGGGGGTCGGTGCAATTATGGCGTAATCTCTGAAATTAGGGTCTGTAAACGCTACGGCGTGCCAATGGAGTTTGCCTGTTTTGTTTATAGGATCTAAATTATTTTTCATTATTAATAGAGTCAGCTAGTTCTCTAATTGCGATTTCTAGCAAATCCATTTCTGCTGTGAGTATTTGTGTAGATCCTAACTTTTCTTTTTTGGCTCTTCTGAAATAAGCCTCTTTAAGGGCAGTCAGGATTAGTTTCTGTATTATTTGTTTCTCTATCTGTTCTGTTTTCATGTGATTGTTCTAAAGCTATTTGTCTCCACCTCTCAGCCTCTGCTTTCCACAACGCTGCTTCTTTAAGGGCTGCATTTTTGTCAGCAATAATCGTTGAGATGGCGTCGTCTACAGCACTCATAGTTTCTCTGACCTTTTAATTACGGTGTACAAATCTTTAACGGATTTGACTTTGATGGTCTTGTTATCGATGTCGGCTTCGAGTCCGTTTTTGCCGTACTCGTTGTCATGAATAAACCATCCGATCCAGTCATAGGGATCTACGATGCAAGTGACGGCTTCGACAGCACGCCACACGGTATCGAAGAGCGGTCCATTGGGGTCAATAACACCGACCCTCTCAGCGTCACGGAACACCCCATCAAGTTTCTTACGATAATGAATTATGTCTTCTAGTTCTTTTAGTGTCATGGTACTTGTTTCTAATTTTGCGTTTGATGATGTCGAAGAGAGACATGTGTGCGATAATTGAATCGAAATGTCGAAGACTTTTTTCGCACGATGGACAGACGGGTTCTCTCAGCCGTTCATCCGGTGCGTTGTTACGGCGTCCCTTTCGCCCACACATCTTGCAGGTGTAGCGACGCGACGGAATTTTAGTGGTACGCTGGCATGTTGTCATAAATAGGATTTCTACTTTTAGGTGGCTCTTCACCATCCATCCAGAACGTTGCTGCTTTGGTTGTTCTGGCAAACCCAACACATTTCAGGATCTCGAAGTATCCTGTAGGGTGCTGATCTGCCAGTCGCATTGCTTCTGCTTGCGCGGCTTCAAGTGTGGCGTGGCGCACTCTTGGTGCGCTATTGTTGTATCGGTATACGTAGTAGTATGGTTTCATAGATCTATTTGTTGGAAGCCCACATCAGTCCGACATTGGCTAGTGCGTAAGCGCACCAGACTAATGCCCACGGATAGTTGCCGCTTACAGCGTGGGACACACCCACTGCTGCGTACAGAACGGTAACTACGCCGATGATGTGGGATTCGTCAATCATTAGTTGTAGTTTTCATCCCTGAAAAGTTTATTGAGTTTGCTGACAGCTTTGCCGGAATGAATGACGTTGATGTCGTTGTAAAGCTCAATAAGCAGTCCTCTGTATTCGTCGCGCTCGCGGCGTACGTTTGCTACGTCTTGGACAGGATCAATATGCGGACCTTTGATTTCACCAACGGCGGCAGCATGCATCTTTGCGGCTGTCTCACAGGCTATCTCGTATCTCTTACAGGTTTCTGTAAGCTCACGCTCCAATTGTCGGGCAAACGACGCATAAACAATTGAGTCGCTCCCCATTGACTTTCCGGTTTCTTTATCTGTTCTTGGTGTGTCACTCATCGCTCCCTCCTTTCACGGCGGCGAGCGCTTTCTCGATTAACTCGTATGCCGCACCTGTTAGTGAATAATGATGCCAAAGATCATTCAGCACCTCCGCCAGCCTGTCGCGTTGCTCTGTAACGGCGGCAAGCGTGAGCCGTTCAAGTTCGAGTAGTTTTTTATAGTACTCTATTTTGTCGGTCGTTGTCATTTGGTCAATTATCATGGCTCCCTCCTTCCCACTTGTTAATGGTTCTGAGAAAAGCGCGAGCCCGTTGGGCGGCTGTTGCGTGTAGCATCTTATAGTTGTCTTCAACACGGGAGAAGACTGATCGGCGACAATTCTCGTATAACTGATACCAGTAATCTTCTTTTTTGTCAGATGGGAGGTGGTTCTCCGCTTCATGCATCGCGTTGAGGTCGTTGAGGTAGTCGGGTATCAAACCCCATTTACCAGATGGTGATCGTGCTGTATATTGGAGGCAGTCTGGAATGTTGTCGGGATTAAATCCAGTCCACCCACACGCTTCTGCAATTGCGATGTTGATTTGTTCTTTAGTCATCGCTCCCTCCTTTCACGGCGGCCTGAATGACAGCGCGTGTATTTGGTGTGTCACTCATTGTTTGGTCGGATTGTTTTTCATCAACGTCTTTGCCGCAATCACGACAATAAAAACCCATCGGTACAGAGCGTGAGAAGTACGGCTCATTGTTGCTGTCGCAGTGTGGGCAATAGACGTGATTCGTTTTTGGTGTCCTGCTCATTTTTCCTGTTTCGTTTTAGTTGTTTCTGGTTTTCGTTATAGAACTTCGTGGCCATCTCAGAGTAATACCGTTCGAGCAGCAAGCCCACAGCATCCTCTACTGTGGAATAGTCCGTCTCGAAGAACTCCTCTGGAATCATCAGGCCAATGCGGCCCAACATTTGAGCGCATCTTTTGTCGGTTTCTTCTTCGCTCATGGCTTCAGTTTCTCGATTTCCTGAATCAGCTTGCTCGTAGCCTTCGCGATGTGCGGCCACTCGTCAATGTCGAATTGGAGAATTTTTTCTTCGCCGTTCTCTGCGATCTGCCGCATTTCGATAAAGGGTCCAGCGGCTTCGTCCATGATGCCGATCTCTGTAGCCTTATAGCTGAAGATCGGTTCGCCTTTCGGCAGCACTGTTATTCTTGATGTTATTGTGTTCATGTTCCTGATCGGTGTCATTTAGTGTTTAGTTGTGTCTGTTTCCTGTTTAGTTCCCGTTAGGGAATGCAGCCTTTTTGCTCAGAGTGCGCGGCTCGATCCACTGACCGCTACTGCCAAAACTGTCGTGTTTCTCCCAACCGGTACGGGAAATTGTGGAGCCCCTTGACGGAGTCGAACCATCATATCAAAATTACAAATTTCGTGTAATAACCGTTATACTAAAGGGGCGGAGATTGGTTGCAGGGGTGGGAGTCGAACCCACACTTTCCAGCTTATGAGACTGGCGCAGCACCGCTACTGCATGCCCTGCGATTCGGAGAATTATTTTTTCCAGACCCAACGCTTTGGTTTTTTGGATTCCAAATACGCTTCATAGTCCAGTTTGTTTTTGCAGCCTAATGGTCCCCTACAGGCGCTCCTTAAGACACCAATGCTGGCGCAGGAACACTGGTAGGTGACTTTAGGCTTTCGTTGCATAACTAGATGCAGTTGTCCTCAAGGAACTCCCGCTTGAACATGGACTCCGTGATATCAGGATGCCATGCCATGTAAGTCATTACGGTGCGAAACACTGTAATGAGTTCGTCTAGCGGAGCGTCTCGCGGAAACGAGAACTCCATCTTGCTTCCTTCATGTGGGATCTCCACAGTAATCTTCATTCGTCGGTCGTTGTGCATATTTTTTATGGTAGATCGTAACACCCGCAACACGGTGCATCTTCACAATCGCAAATGCGCCCATCCTGCGGTCTATTGTTTGGTTCTTGCCGGTCGTTCATGGTTGTGGGTCTGGATATTTGATTTCGCAGTCTTCGCAGATGTACCCGTAAAGCCAATGATAAATTTTACGGAGACCGCATTTGCACTCGTCGTCGATTGGGGATTCTGGTTTAAGATCACAATCTGTGATCTTGCGGCGGTAGGTTCCGTTGCGGACAATCGAAGGAGTCACCCAATCTGAAACGTACACAGGCAACCAGTGGTCTTCACCGACATACACTTCATCACCGTCCTGTAGTTTTTCGCCTTCTTCTAGTTTGCGATACGCTGCAGTCTCGACGCGATACTTTATCGACGGCTCTTCTTTAAGGTCGCAATCTGCGACCTTACGGCGGTACAGATCAATGGATGCCACTTCTATCCCCATATCCTTCAATATGCCCGTCTCTTTCCATTCGCCAACTTGTTCATCGAAGAACTCATCGCCTTCTTGAATGAACTCTCCTTCTTTAAGGACGCGGTATTCTGGTACGGTGTCTTCGGCGAGCGGACCCCAAAAGTCTTCGTACGACTCACCGCCGCCGACATGTTTAGTTGGTGGCTCTTCGTCTTCGCCACGAATCCATTTAAGGATGTCGTTCATTAACTCCTCATCAAGCTCAAACCCACCTACTTTCGGAGAACCTTCCTCAGTTTCGTCGTTAGTGGGTCGCTTGTTCCTGTCATCCTGTAGCTTGCCACATACCTCTGCATCCATGAGGATGTTCGCGCTACAGGCAATGTGTGCCAGATGCGTGATACCGGATTCAGGGTCCAGTGATTCACCGTCACGCCATGCGTTCAAGTGGCGCAGGATCGCGTTGACATAAGTGCTGGCACAAACGCCAGTCTCGCGCCAGTTCCACGGACCATACTTGTCTGCGCCCAACTTGTGGACCCATGAGGTCTGCTCCATTGCGTACGGCGGGACTAATCCCAATGGAGCTTTAAGGGAGCCCGCTTGCCCTTTGGGGTCGTTGTATTGTGTTTGCATTGAATTTTAGTTAGTGAACACTAAAGAGTTAAACTGTAAGGACCACAAGTTGTCGCCTTCGTGGGTGCCCCGCAAAACCAACTCGCCTGTATCTGGGTGTGTTATCATTTGGGTTACGCGTTTATTTTTAATTGGTGCTGTTGGTTTCACGCCAATGGATTCCATTAGACTAACGAAGTCTTCGTTGGTGGCTAGCCTAGTCTGACAGTTGTTTATTGTTTTGGTCTTCATATTTTAGTCGTTCTATTTTTTGTTTGTATTCTGCTGCCTTGTCAAATTGTCCAGCTTCAACTGCGTTGTCGTGTAGCTTAAGAAGTTCTCCGTAAGTGAATTCTCTTTGCTTACGAAAGATATCGTCGAAGTTATTTCTGAACGCTTCGCCGTCTACGTGACGGGGAAGATCTCCTTTTCCTGCTCCGGATCCAAAACTCATAACGAGGATGGTCTTAGCCGATTAACGAAAACTTTGCAAGAAAAAAAAATTTAAACTCATTTACCACAGATGTTTACAGGCCCAGTATCTGGCTGTTGTCTTGTCTTTGGCGGTCTGGCAATTATGGCGCGCCCTGAAATTTGAGCGTCGTTTGGGGTCCTTGTGCTGGGTAAAATCCTCGTATCCACGCGCGCCGAACGAGACTTTTCTGACCTTATCGCCTTGCTTTCCGAGCACAACAAACTTTTTCTCGGAGTCCTTTGGGGCGCGCTTTGGCTTATTAAAGCCAGCGAACAACTCGCCGCGGAACTGGATCTTCCCAGACGGCAGTCTTTTAAAGTGTTTTGGCACGGCCATAATCTTGAGTATATACTTTGTATTTACAAGGGTCAATAGATTAGTCTTGGTCCTCATCTGCCAACTCTGCCTCGACCGTAACCTGTTCTGCCTTAACGCCTTTTGTAAGAACGTTCAGGTTAATTGCCAAGCCGCCCGACCCAGCGCCCTTTGCGTTAAGGCCCATATTGGTGCGGAGGATCTCGTTAAGCGTGGCCAAGTCTCGCATATTTTTAACGGCCGGGGGCATTGCCGCTGTGGTCTTAAGAATGTTAAGACCCAGCGCCACCATAATGGCCTGATACCGGTCCGCGGTATCACCGGGCCTCTGCAGAGCCGCTTCAATAGCACCCATAATCTGCTCGGCGTTCATTAGCCTCTCGGTCGGGGTAAGCGTTTCCTCGACGCTCGGCAGTACGGCCGGGTTGGCTGGCTGCTCCTCGACCTGACCCAAAGCACCGCCGTGCGTAACGCCGTTCTGTTTGACCCAGCGGCGGATTGTGGTCGCGTCAACGCCGATATTCCTTGCGATGTCAGGGACCGCGTGTCCCTTGGCGTATAGGTCCAAAGCCTTTTGACGCACAATTGGTGGCTGAACGCGGCCCTTGCTGGGATTGCTGCTAAGCTTTGGGTCTTCTTTTGCTTTCATGGATTTGATGCATAATGCCTTTACGCGAGCGGGTCGTAGCCCTCGAATACATACGCGTAGGCGTGGCTTTCAAGCCAGTCTGGAATAGATATACGCACGACCAAGCGGTCAAACAGAATCTCGGCTCTGTCTGGAAATTCGGCTGCGATTTCGCGTAGCTCATCGTATTCGCTTTGATTCGCTACAAGATGTTCTATGAAGTGCGTTTCCACAACGCTGTTATTACAAACATAAATTACTTGCATTTGCAAGAAATATTTGGTTTGTTCTTTGGCGATGGCTAAGACCCACAAATACGACGCGCTGCTATTGCCTGACGGAAGTTGGGACGTTGCTGGTATTGCGGCCCCTGTGTGCAACGAGCTCAGCGCGTTATTGTTTGCTTTTGCCGAGCACACAGTACCCGCGGCCAGAGAACATATTTTTTGGTGTATTGCTGACATACTTTGGAACGGCCCTGAGCGGCCGCAGCCGTTGTTCGCGCGGCACCCGTGGGCCGAGCAAATGATCCATGCAGCGAGCAGGGAAAAATATTTGGCTATTGGCGGTGCCGCTTCTAGCGGTAAGTCTTACACAATGGCTGGCTGGGCCATTGTTAACTGGCTTGCCGCGCCAGACAGAACCTTGGTTCTTGTAACCAGTACCACTCTGCGAGAAGCGCGCAAGCGGATCTGGGGCGCGGTTATTACTTTGCTGACCGCGGTCCCGGGACTGCCAATCAAGATTCGGGATTCAATTGGAAGCGCCAACTATATTGACGCTAACGGTGTTATTTATGACCGCGCAGGGCTAAGCCTTATTGCCGCCGAAAAGAGCAGAACACGCGAAGCGACCGGCAAACTAATCGGTATTAAACAAGAGCGTGTTATGTTGGTAGCGGACGAGCTTAGCGAGCTTAGCCATAGTATTATCCAGACCAGCTTAAGTAACCTTAGCAGCAACCCCAATCTCAGGGTTGTCGCTATGAGCAACCCGTGCAGTCGTTTCGATGCGTTCGGAGATTGGTCGGAGCCCAGCAAGGGCTGGGACTCTGTGGTCTCCGAAATCGAGTACAGCTGGAGAACAAAATACAATGGGCTGTACCTACGGTTCGACGCCGAGCAAAGCCCTAACATTCTTGCTGGTGAAGACATCTATCCGTGGCTACCAACCCAGCAGCGCATGGACGAGGCCAAGGCAAACTTGGGCGAGAACAGCCGCGGTTTCATGCGCATGTACCGCGCTATATTCTTCGACAGCGATGAGGCCGAGGGCGTTTACGGGGAGAGCGAGCTAACGCGCGGAGGGGCCCTGCAGAGAACCACCTTGCGTGACTCTATTAAACTTGCGGCGCTGGACCCCGCGTTTACCAACGGCGGTGACCGAACCATGCTCCGGTTCGGTGAGCTGGGCTACGATGAGCGAGGCCAGTATGTTCTCCAGTTCACGGACTCCATGCTGCTCTTCGAGGACGAAACAAATAAATCAATTCCGCGGACGCACCAGATTGTTAAGCAGCTCAAAAGTGTTTGCCAGCAGCGAAACATTTTACCAGAAAATGTGGCTATTGATGCTACCGGCGCGGGCGCTCCGTTTTGCGACGTGGTGGCCAGCGAGTGGAGTCCTGAGATTCTAAGGGTGGTGTTTGCGGGCAAGGCCACAGACCGCCGGGTCAGCATGAGCAACGCCACCAGCTGCTATGACCTGTACGCAAACCGCGTTACCGAGATCTGGTTTGCGGGCAAGGAGCTAGTTCGTTGTGGCCAGCTTAAGGGGGTGGACGCTGAGCTCGCCAAGGAAATGACCGCGAGGCAGTACGAGACAATTAAGGGCGGCGAAGGTTTAAGAATGCGGATAGAGGGCAAACCGGATTTCCGTAAGCGGACCGGATATTCTCCTGACAACGCGGACGCCGCATTTTTGCTTGTTGATCTGGCGCGCAACAGGCACGGCCTTATTGCGCTGGAGTTAGCCTTAAACCCGCAAGACGGGCAGCCAGTTCAGCGGCAGATAAACTTTAAGGACTTGCAGGTTGAAGCGCGCACCGCGCACAGTATGCTGCTAGAATTTACCTAGTTTATTTTTTCCTTGCCTATTTTTAAATAGTCTAGTACATTTCGCATTATGTCTTCACTACGTAAACCAGCCCAGTTAATCGCTCCCGAAAGCGCAAGACTGTTTCGAGAAGCTAGGCGCGCAAAGCGTATGGGGTTTGATAGGGCTGCCGAAGAATTGGCCATGCAAGGCTTTGCGCAAAAAGGCACGGAACCTTCTATTTGGCGAAGCGGTCAACGGCAAGCCATGGCGGACCTTAAGCAATCGCTCGAAAATACGGAAATTCAAAAGGCCCAAGAAAACGATAAGCAGCAACTTGCTGGCCGAATAATGTTTGCTGACGAGCTTAAAAAGAAAGCCGCCCAAGGCGACCAAGATACTTGGGACTACGCAAAACAGGAGAGCTCTAAATATGGAGTTACACCAAGCGCTCTGGCTAGTTTCTTCCAGCGCAATAAAATGGCGTATAACCCCTCAAAAGCTGTTAGACCTGAAGTGTTGGCGGCGCAAGGGCTTGTGAAGGCTATTGATTTGCCGGGCGCACGGACAGAAATCAAAAAACAATCTTAAGTCATGGCAGATACACCAGAGCAAAAAAAGCAGCGCGAAGCCGACGAGGCGGCTAGGAAACAAGTGCTGCCTGCGCCAACATCCGAGCAAGTGCAAAGCAAGGTGCCGAACATGACGGTTGGCCAGCAGACTAGGGGCCCCGGCGGTGTCCGTCTGGACCAGCAAACCGCTCCTGCAGGTAAAGAGCTAATTGGGATGCGTTCGGGAGTTCCCATTTATGCTGACGCTAATGATGTTTACGGCAACGCCGCTCCAGCTAGTCCAACACCGCAACCCGCGACTGCTCCGGCGGCCACGGCCCCAACGGCCACACGCACACAACAAACGCCAACGCAGCAATCAACGACTGCTCCGGCGGCCGCGACATCAACGGCTGCAGCCGCGCCGAGCCCGAGCGTACAACAAATGCGGGACACGTACCAGACTAGCCAAACAGCTACGGCTACCCGCGCGCAACAAGCCCCGCGAACAAACCCATACGAACCAGTTAACCGTGGGGGTTTCTTCAGCAAAGAATACGCACAACAATTTAAAACCGCGCAGGCAGCCGCAAACCAGCGGGCCATTGACCGTATTGGCGCGCCGCGCCAAGATCTCGCTACCAGCACCACCGCAACAAGCAACGCCGCGGCGTCCGCGCTTAGAAGCGCAGCGGCGCAGCCAACTGTGGCTTCGGCCGAACAAGTTCGTGCGGCGGGGTTCGGACCAGAAAGAACCAAGCGGCTGTTGTTCGGGGTCGGGGACAAAGGCGAAAGCGTAAACGTTACTCCAGATTATCTTAAGCGTCTTAGAGATAGAAGCATCAGGAAATACTAATGGCTGAAAAAGATATGCCTTCTTTTGCGGTGGACGCGGATATTACTCCGTTGCAGGGCCGTTACTTTCAGAACGTGCAGAGCCGCATTTCTGATCCTCGTTTGCGCACCCAAGCGTACGGGCTTATTAAACAAACGTTTGGGGGCATCCAACAGGCGCGCGATATACAGCGGGCCCGACAGCAGGAAGAAGAAGACCGCGCGCTGAACATGGACGTGCGCCGCGCCCAGCTTGAGCAAGGTAAACTCGAGCTTGGTTTGGCCCGCGAAAAGTTCAGGAGACAACAAGAGTCGGCGGCAACTGGGGCTAATGTTTATGCTGAACTTGATCGTTTTGCAAAAGATCCCAACCTTACACCAGACGAGAAGGCTAAGGGGATTTACGGTGTTGCGGCACAAAATCCTGATTTCTTTACAGACAATCCGGCCGCAACAAACAGACTTAACTTTACGTTGGGTGCGGCTGGCCTAGGTAAAGGCAAAGCGCCTACCGCAAGGACCCCCGCAAACGAAGCTTCGTCGGCCCAGAGACTTATGGAGTCTGGGACAAGCATAGCGTCTCTTGCTGCTATGGGCTATGATGTAACTAATCCTGCCATTCAAGATATGGCCAAAAAGATGCAAGCGGATCAAACAGCCAAGCTCGCAAAAGAAACCATTAAGCCTTACGAGGACGCTATTAAGTCTCTTAATACCGCTGATGCTACTACAGCTAGCGACATCAATTGGGGCGATATTGACGAAGGTTTGCGCGCCTTGGATGATCTGGGCTTGGTTGACCCCAAGACCAAAAAAGATCTGGAAGAAGTTGGTATCCGAACCTTCAACCCAGAAGCCGAACTACCTAAATATAATGCTGACGAATTTGTTAAGCTAAGGAAAAAAGCTTTTCGCATTATTAATTCTACAATTAATAAAGCGCGCGTAGGGGGCGCAGCACCAGCCCAGACGAGCCCCGGGATTAATCTAAATTCATTGACCCAGTAAAACTTTGGTCTTGACTAGCTAGACCTTTGCGTAGTAGTGTGTGACTCTACGCTATGCCGCAGATTACTAAAGACCCTCTGGGAAACGATGTTGAAGTTCTTAGTCTGACCGAGTGGTCGGATAAAAATCAAAAGGAACTCAGTGAAGACACGCTTAACCAGTACGCTGGATACGCTACGGGCCAACTACTTCGGAGCGGCCAGAAGCCAGACGAGTTTCAAGATAGTCTGTATAGCGGACTCTTTAACAAGGGCGTTCAGGTCGGTGTTTTTCAGCCGCAAGACGAGCAGCAAAAAACTCAATTGTTTGAAAGCTTCGCCAATAAGTCTTTTGTTGACGACGCGTCTGACCTTGACTTGGTTAGCAAGAGTCTATTGAACACAGAACCAGAAAAAGCGGCGCGCGCTGCTGATGTTTACCAACGAATTAAGTCCGGCCAACCAGATCCTAATTTGGAGCTAGACTTGGAAGACGTCAGGAAAAATATCGCTACACCAGACGTAATCCAACAAGCCCGTATTGGTTATGCCAAAGAGCGCGGGCTAGGCTTTATTGACTACCCAACAAGCGAGCCCGGCAAACGGGATGTTTGGATTAACACCCAAGCGAACCCAGACCGCAAGGCCGTGTATGATACTTTGGATCTGGCACAGGATATTGTTGACCCACGTTCTGCAGCGCTGGCCGAGGAATGGATTAAAACAGATCCGGGCCGAAAGGTAAACCGAGCCGAGCAGCGTATTAATTCGGAAATCCAGAGCCTTCTGCAAGAGCGTTTAAGTCAGTCTGATCCAGACTCTGCGTTTCAGCAAAACATGGCAAGCGCTATTGAATACGCAACCCAGAGCACAGAAGAATTTGGTACTAGCGTTGGCGCAATTACAAAGGCTTCGACCGATGAGGTCGCGGGGACTAAACAAGTTATAGCGACTCCTGCGGGTCCGGTTTACGCAGAAGGCACAGCGAAAAGAGTAGCGAGCAATCGAGTAGCTGACGCGGCTATTCGTTCTGCGTACCGCAACCTTAAACAAACAGACCCAAATAACTCTCTTGTAACAGAATTTAGCGAAGATCAATTTACTAATGCTGCGCAAGATTATGTTTTGCAAAGGATTAATACTCCGACCAACCAAGACGACCCGACAAAAAACTTTGTCACCCTTACGGACGGGACTCGCGCGCCATTGGCTAGCGCTGCTTTGCTGCCGAAAGAGAAATTTGCGCAGGCCATGGATACTCTTGGTCTTGACGAAAAAGAAAAAGCAGCAGCTTCAAGCATTCGCACCGGTTGGATATCTGCAAATCTTACACCCATTAGAGACGCGCTGTTTGATTTCGAGGGAGATAAATTTCTAGAATTTACACAAAAGAATGTAGATAAATATAGCGGTACTGTTGAACTAACAGAAGCCTATTTGGATCAAATGGAGCCCAGCGCACGAAAGACATTTGGTGCGAAAACACAGGGAGTTCTTAGGTCTATTCCTAATTCACTTTCAGCCATTGTCCAAGCAGTGGGTGGTGGTGCGTCTAATGCGATTAACTGGGAAGGTGGTCAAAAAGCTTTCGCTGACTGGGCAGAAGCCGATGCCATGCAAGAACAACGCCGCGGAACTTATGTCAATCTTTATGGCGGAGAACTGGGGCTCGGCTACACCATAGTCAGCCAAGCGGCCCCATTGCTGGCGGATATCGCTATTAGTAAAGGCGCAGGAACACTAGCTAAGTCTGTGGCTAAGCCTGTAGTTGGCACAGCCATTCGTACCACGGAAGGTCTAATGGGCCAGACCGCAAAAACATTTATTGGTAACGCGCTTAAACCAGAAACTAAAAGCGTAGTCGGCAATTATCTTAAAAAGTTTACCGTGGCCGGGGCTGAGAAAAGTCCAGCTCAAGTATTGCGCGCGGTGCGCCGAGACTTGGAAGAAAAGTTTGTGGTGGGAACTGCAACAGCTACACAAATTGGTACAAGCTTTACGCGCAGCGCGCAGCAATCATGGACTAATACTACCATGGAGATGCGGCAGGCTAAAAATCCAGACGGAACGCCCAAGTATACCGAAGAAGAAATTAATGACGCGGCCACTACAAACGCACTGTACAGCGGAGCTATTACCGCTTTGGTAGAGCGCGGATTTGGTAAGGTATTTGGTGAGGGTGCTGACGTCACAGCAATTGGAACTGCAAACCTTCGTCAAATTAAAAGCTATAGCAATCGCCTAACCAACGCGTTGGAACGAGGAGGTTTTGGAGGCCCAGAACTTTTCGACACACTTAAACAAGTTAGTCGCGAAGTAGTTAACGAGGGTTGGGGCGACGCGGTAAAACAAATCCCAGCGGAAGCATTGGAAGAATTTACTGATGAGTTTACCCAGAACGTTGTTCAAAACCTTTTGAGCGACGAGCAGATTAATTTTAAGCAGGCGTTCACGCAAGGATTGCAGGCTGCTGTTGTTGGTGGTGTATATGGTGGTGCGCTTGGTACAACCAATAAGATTGGTCTGAGACAAGCCGATATTGCGCGTGACACATTTGCAGGCACCGCGCAGTCAATTGAGCGGGACCTAATGGACCGCACTGTAGCCAAGCTGCAGGAGTCCGGCGGCAACCCGCAAACAATCGCGGCGCTTCAGGACCGCATGCGCGTGGCACAACGGCGCGGACAAGCGATAAGCCAAAACATTCCGGTGCGCGCGGCCAAGCAAGAAATTATCGACAGGCTTGACGCGACTAGCGAGGAGCCATTTGAAATTCCTACAGCCCCTGCTGAACCCCTTGCTACTAAAGCTCCAGCGTCTGTAACAAGCTTGGCCAAACAATTGGCCAAAGAGCTGGCCGTTAACGAGGAAGAACTTAGTTCGGTTCAGCCAAGCGGTACCGATAAACAAGGTGCCCCACAAATTACACCGAACGATGTGCGTGCTTTTGTTAATCGGCGCACCGAACAAATGGGTCTGGACCTTAATAGCTTCTTGCCGGGCCCGGACGTTACTGCCCCCGAGGGCGGCTTCCAACTTGTCGGAGACGAACAAGCGGACAACCCAGAAAACCGTACGTTCAATGACCTTAGCAATAGAGTTGTAGTAATCGACGGACTGCGCGGAAGGCTGCGCATTGAAGACGAAGGAGTTATTCTTGACCCCGAAGACGGCTCGACACCTTTTGAGGTAACGCCTAACAAGGATCTTCCAGTCAAGGACTTTGAAGGCTTTAATACTTTGCTTCAAGAAGGGGCCGCGGTTAGCCCGCGCCGCCAAGCTCGTGAAGTGTCTGAGGTTACTGATGGTGGTCAAATTGTTTATGGCGATACAACTTACGACCTGCCTGAGCAACCGCTAATTGCGAACGTTAAAAAAGACGATACCGGCGCTGTTGAATCAATGCACATGCGTGTGTTTAACAGCAAAGGTTTAGCCACATGGGTTTATGTTGCTGGTGATAACGTACCAAAAGTGGAAACAGCCTACCGTACGCGCGGTCCAGAAGCTGTTACCAATCTCGCAAGCGCAGTAGAAACCGCGGGGCGAGAAAATACACGTCGTAATATTGCGGCGCAAACCTTTAAGGCCAAGCAAAGCAAGCAACGCCGCCAAGATAAAAGAGCCAAGAATAACGCACCGCTGGTAACAGACCGCGGACAACGCGCGGCGGAGGCGGCCCCAGATTACAGGGCCACCCGCATTAACCAACCCGGAGCCCCACAACAACTTGTGGAGGAGATCCGCGCGGTGGCCACCCAGCTTGGAATCGACCCAGAAGTATACACGGACGACGCGGAATTGTTCGCCTTGGTTGCACCAGAACTGGCGGCCGGTCTTGACCTTCAGGCGTTTACTCCGCAACAGAAAAGTCAGGCCGTCCAAAATCTTGCGCGTAACGGCAATAATCCTGAAACACTTTTGGAGTATCTTATAAGCGATGAACTATTGCCGCCGCAAGAACGCGTAAAACGAGACAGCAATATTGCAGCGCTTCGTGCGCGCAACAGTAATCAAATTAGAAAGCACGGCATTAAACCCGGAGCAGACATTAAAACTGTTCTTGAAAGCACGGCCCGTTCCGCTACCAGCAAGGTTCACAGACAAACGGCCAAAGAACTTCTTAGGCTTGGCGCGGACAGTGTGCCTGTTTCGTTCTCGTATCTTCCGAATAACATGGGCATGGCCGGGGCGTACCTGCCGCAAAGCAACGCGGTTGTTGTTAACTTGGCCAGCGACAACGGTGGCGGTGCGCTGGACGCTTTGCTTCACGAGCTGGGCCACGCTGTTACAGATCGTGTTGTAACAGCCCCGGCAAACGAGTTTGAACAACAAGTGCGCGACAGGCTTATGTCCCTGCGCGCTGAGTACGCGGAACGTGCTAACGCAAAGTACGGCGACAACATGCCGCCGGACTTGCGGTACGCTCTGGAAGGTCGCGCTAGTTTGTCTGAACCGTTTAGTGATGTTGACGGAGCCCGTGAATTGGTGGCGCACTTCTATGGGTCCAGCAAGTTCCGCAAACAACTAGTCGAGCTTAGCCCCAAGGGCGAACGAAACTTTGTTCAGAAATTTATTGATCTTATTGCAAGCCTGTTTAGCGGGCAACCAGTAGCCAGCAAGCAGTACAAAGAGCTGGCCGAAGTTATTACTGATCTGTCAAACGCAAACCAAACGCTTGGACAAAACCCGTACGGTAGAACCGTTGCGCAAGTGGCCGCCAGCCGTGCGGGTGTTAACCACGAGAACAGAGTTGGCCCGCTGTTTGGCGTGCCAAACCCGCACTCGCGTGACGACCTTGAGTGGATTCTGCACCAAGTGCAAACGCTGCGTTACTCGGACCTTAGCAACGAAGAGATTAACGATATTATTGTTAACCAGAGGTTCGGTATGTTTACCGGGGAGAACCCCAATGATACCCAGTTCTCCGAAAGAGAAAACAAGGAGTTCAACAAGAAGGCTACCCAGTGGCTGAAGGACCGTGGGTACCAAGTAATTCCAATTGTTGGCAAGTATAACCGCGGCGAGAATAGCTTCCTTGTCCCCGGACTCACGGACCAAGACGCGGTTGACGCAGCCAATGAGCTTGTACAGGACTCCGTTGTAACCAACACAGGAATGTACTTTAAGGATGGCATGTATAGCCCGCGCGTTGGCGAGTCTCTTAACCAACCAATAGGGGCCGACGACAACTTTTTTAGTACGCTGCTGGACACCAACGGCAACGTAACAACAATCCGCGTTGAATATGACCTAGACACGAGTCTGGATTCTGGAATCAAGTACAGCAAGGGCGACCAGCAAGCCGCTCCTGTTACAAAGATCGCAAGAAGTCTAGCAGCTCAGGACGAGTTCCAAGTTGTCGAGGACCGAGAAATTAACAAGCCCATGCAGTTCGTTGACGGACGCCTTGCTGTTAACCCAGCTCTGGCCGAAGCCCGTTACGAAGCCTACGACGTTGAAGACGCTGGCGACCTGCAAGAACTCGACACCAGACTTGCTGTTGCTATTGGTTTGGCGAACGGATCAAACGGTCCAGACATTCAGCTTAGTTTTGAAGAGGTTGGACTTAGCCCGGACTCAGTTATTGAGCAGGCCGCCTACAATACTCTGACCAACTCCGATCTGCAGGACTTGCTTAAGGTTAAAGAGCAGGCCAAACAGTTCGTCGCGTCCGCGTACTACCACATTGCGCTGCGAAATAACGGCGATAACGAAAGGCTGGCCACCGCGCAAAACCGAGTGGCGGATCTTTACCGTTACCTTCTGCGCGACGGCGCAGGACTTCCAGACGCCCCAGAAAAATTCAACGCGCTGGATATCAGTCCGGTAACCATGCAGCTCGCAAGCCGCGCCGCTAGCCCAGCACCAATTGTGCGTTATAGCCGGGCCGCTGTTAATATTGACCCAGTACAGGTTCGCGCGCAAACCAAGGCTGGCAAGGCTGTGGGCACGCGCAACCCAACATCTGCTAAGGCCACCGAGGACGGTGCCGACCCGAGCAACTTGGTGGATCTGGCATCACTGAAGCGCAACCCGCAAGCGTACCGCAAGAACGCGCTGCTTCTGCTCGAGTACCCAATCGTTGCTCGCGAGTTCCCGAAGCTCGCCAAAGAATACGCAAAAATCCGTGGTGCTGTTCTTAAAGCGCAGGACAAAGCAAAAGCAAACGGCATTAAGATTAAGGGTGCAAAAGATACAGCTAAGAAAACATTCGCTAATTATCTTGGTGTTCCTAAAGCTAAGGTGTCCGGCAAAATGCTGGAGGACGCAATTGAAAATCCTGAGTCCGCATTTGTTACCAAGGAGCAGCCCGGTACTATTGCTGGGAACAAAGAAGCAAGGGCGCGCAATAAGGCCTTGGCCGAGTTCAACAAGAACCTAGACCAGATTAAAAAGTACGAGGCGGAAGGCGCTGTTCTTGGAACAGACAGCAGCAAGGCGCTCAAGACGTACACCGATACGCTTGACAAGATTGCCAAGGACCCGAAACACCCAATCGCCAAGCAAGCAGACGAGATTTACAACACACTAAATGAGGTTACCAAGAGCAACCTGCGCACGCTAATGGATGTTTTCCCAAGCGATATCCGCGACATCGCCAACCTTTGGTACGACGGCGCAAACATTATTGCGCAGCAGTTCGCCGGGGACAACTACTCCCTTGAGCAGAGCGCAGGTGTGCTTGCCGTGTTCAGTCCACAAAAGGACTGGTTCATGAACGTCGAGCTGGCCAAGCGGACAATGGAAATCTGGACCGCGGACCAAGAGTACGAATGGGACGACGCAATGAGCGCGCGCTGGCTTATGCGCGGCGGTGAGCCAGAGCTTAAGGAGAACAAGGACGGGACCATTGGTTATGCCAAGGGGATCAAACCGGACCTTGACGAAAACGGCGAGCACCGCACAGACGAGAACGGCATGCTGTTGTTCCACGGCTGGGGCAGCGAAAAAGTAAAAGCAAAAAGGCAGCAAGCGTTTGAACGGCTTCAGTCCTTAAAAGGTAAAAAGCTCAAGGATCTTAGCCCGGAGCAACAGGCTTGGTTTGTACGCATGCGTGCTGAAACCAAGTACGCCACTAGCTTCCCAATCGTTAGCCCGGACGGACGCTTTGGTACGCCTAGCTCAAGCACCAATAACAAGGGCGTCACCAAAGAAATCAAACTAGCGTGGGGAACCTACGGCAGCATTGGCAAGGCTATTAGTATTCTTACCGCGCCGTCCGAAACCCAAATGAAAGTTATTAGCGACGAGCTTGGCGACCAGCACAAGGTTCGTAGCTTTTACAATAACATTGTGGACCCGCAGAACGCAGACGGCCACGTGACCATGGACACCCACGCCATTGCGGCGCTGTTCTGGCAAGCGTTCAGCGGCAACAGCCGCGAGGTCGGCCAGAACTTTGGAACCGCAAACACCGCCACCGACAGCCTTACCGGCGTTGGTGGTCTTTACCCAGCATTCGCAGAAGCGTACAGAGCGGTCGCCGCTGAGTACGGAATGCTCCCGCGCCAAGTGCAAAGCATTACTTGGGAAGCCGTGCGTATGTTGTTCACGGCCAGATGGAAGAGTAAGTCTGAAAACGTTAACGGTGTGCGCGCCGTATGGGCCCGGTACCAGAACAACGAGATTACGTTGGAGCAAGCGCAGACCGCAGTGTTTGCAATGGCGACCAACGGCAAGGACTTGGCAACCGCCGTGGCCAATAGCAACAATGAAGAGCTTGGTCTTGGTTTCCCAAGCTGGGCCGACGTTACCGAAGGTCCGGCCCCGGCCGGGGTCGGCATTGCCCGCAGCCGTGCAATTACCCAAGATGACGAGGCTATGTTCGCGAACAGCGAACGACGCAACACATGGTCCAAAGCAGCCAAAGAGTTCTTGGGCGCGCGAGTTCATCCGTCAGAGATCCCAGTGATTCAAGGAAGATATATGCGAATTTCGGATATGCCGAAAGCTTTGCAAGATCTTGCTACAGTCGCAGAAGTTTCTAAGAAACTTCAAAGAGAAACTGATATGGCCGGTAATGACATCTTGGATATTGTTACCTCACCGGTTGAAACCGATGCGGCTTGGTACGATCTTGACGCGGCCTTCAGAAACAAGCTTAGAACTGAGTTTGATCTGCGTACTCAAGCTCTTGACCGCATTAAGAAACAAACCAAGGGCTTGTATACAGATTCGGAAATCATTACGTACGCAATGAACTTGCCTACGGTAACTGATATTGAAATTGAAGATACAAGAATTGCGACCCGCTTGGGTGTTAATCTTAGTATTGCGCGCAGCAAAGCCATAGTCGCAACTGGCCAGCCGTACTCCACAACAGCATTCCACGGCGGCACATACAAGCAGGGTGTGGGTGCGCTGCGTCCGAGCAAGGAAGGCGCTCTGGGATCTGGTTACTACGTCACGCCAAGCGTTGACTCAGCGAAGAAGTATGCGCGCGAGGGTAGCCTCGGAGCAGGCATTACCGGTGGTAGCGTTTCGGTATTCGATGTTAGCCTACAGAATCCATTGGTGTTTGAGTATAGCCAAGCGTATCCAGCCAATATATTCCAAGCTCTTGGCATGGACCCAGACAAGGCCGAAGCAAAGACCGAGAAGATCCTAGAAGAGAAAGGCTACATAGGTAAGCAGTTCCAGACCATGGGTCAGAAGCTCGGCTACGACGGAATCATTATTGTGGACAACAATGGAGACGTGCTCGAGCTGGTCGCGTGGAGCCCGACATCGCTTAAGGATGGCTTCACTAACGCGAACATTGCGCTTAGCAAGGCCGGGCTCGACACCGCGCCCAAGGCTTTCCGTGGACGCATGGTCCAGCTAACCCATTGGTCCAAGGCCACCGAGCTTAAGGAGACAGACCCAAGCGAACACGGTAATGGTGGCGCTGGTAAAGAACTCGAGCGCCGCCGCGAGTACGGAGACATCTACATGCCGCGAACCTATTTCGGATACGGCAAGTACCGCCGCGAGACTCAGGTCGGGGTCAACCGCTACAGCATGCTGGTCAACGGCGATGCCTTGTACGACTTGGACCGTGATCCACTAGACCTGTACCCGGACGCAGACGCCCTGCAGAAGGCTGGCTACGCTAGGTTCGACAACCGCGCTGCACTTACACTGCTCGAGAAAGCGGTTAAGGATGCAGGATTCAAGGGTTATGTTAGCACGTCTTACCAAGCTGGTGTATTGTTCAATAAGCAAAAGGTAACCAAGGTAAAGGATGGTGACACTAGCTTGCCGCTGGCCGCACCAGCCAGCATAGCCAAGAGCTTAGCAAACCTTACACCGGTAACGCCAGCAGAAGAGAAAGCCGCGGGCAAGGCGACGGCTCGGCGTAACGCACCCGAGCTTGCTGTAGCTGCTGTGCGAATGATCGAAGGTAAAATTACCGTGGATGAATACGCCGATCTTGTTGGCTTCTTTGATCCGTGGGAAGTCAAAGGGGCTGCGGACGCTCCAGCAATTGATAAAATTAAACAGTACATAGACGCTAGCAAAGTTGATAAAGTTGGCGTGGCTGTAGCCGATAGAACTGTTGTTGAAGCCCGTATTGATATACCCACATACAACAGATCTACAGCTGCTGGTGAATCGGTATATGCGATTACACTTCATCAACCCGCCGCAGAAACTGCGACGCGTGTAGCAGCGCCGTTGTCGTACACTAGTGTTGCTCGGATTACGAACCCAACTATGGTGGTTCGTGCTATTAGCGGAAAAGGTGAGGCACGTGATATTGCAGCAGGTACCGGCAAGTTCCCTCTTGCGACTGTAAAGGGTAACATCTCCACAATTACCGAGATGCCCGCAGACATTAACGATCCAGAAGTCTGGACCGAGGTCGGCTTTAACCCCGTGCGCAGCAGCGACTTCGTTGACGTGCGCAGTAAGCTCGCCGTGGTCGGTGGGTCCGAAGCTATTATGGTGGGCCCGCGAGTATTCGTACGCAACGCTGAGTTTGCTGAGCGCGCCACTGGTTATATGACAGACAAGAGCCCGCGCTACAGCAAGGCCCTGTATGCTATTACGAGCCCGGACGTTGAAAGCGCGTACGCGGTTAGCTTGGACGACCTGTTTATTAACAACGCCACCGGTGAATGGGACGCGGGTGGACCAGTTAGCCGCTTGTTCCGCGCCAGTGGAAACATGGACCCTCGCTTGTTCGAGGCCGCCAAGTACCAAGAGCGTGGGCTGCGTCTTGCCAAGGCGCGGCTTAAGGATCTTACGCAAGCGTTCCAAGCCGCACTTAAGTCGGAACCAAACGCAGACTTGGACGACGTTAACTTGGCGCTCGGTAGCACAGAGCCAACCGTAGGCGCGGCGCAACGCGACGCTGCAGAAACGGCCAAGCGCGCACGCATTGACAAGGCTAACGATGTATTTGACAGGGCCCCGGCAAACAAAGCTTACATGGACGCCGTTAATACGGCGCGTGTGAACTATAGGACTCATCGCAGCAAACAAAAGTATACTGCAGAAGTTGAGCAGGCCCGCGCTGATAGAAAAAATAGCCCAGAAATTCAGCAAAGGGACGCAGCAATTGCCGCGGCCGAGGCCCAGTACAGTAAGGATATCCAAGACGCGCGTGCACAAAACCTCGCACCGGTGCGCAAGGCGCAGCAGCAAGCGCAGCTTAGGCTGGAGTTGAACTCCCCGAAAACTGCAATTGCCATTGCCAATTTCCGCGTGGCCGTGGACAAACTTAGCTCTGAACTTTCAGACGAGCTGGGCTCCGGTAATCCGCTTCGTGCAATTATTGACCAAAATCTTGGAGTCTACCTTACCCGCACCTACCGCATCCATCAGGACGAAGGCTACGCGCAACGCGTACTGGAGGACAGCGAGTTCGCGCACCAGCGTGCGCTTGCCCGTAACTTCCTTGAGAAAAAGTGGATTGATAACACATACGAGCAGTGGCGCAAGGACGTTGCGTACGAGCCGTACACAGACTCAGAAGTCATGTCGCTTGTGCGAGCTGAAGCGGCCTCCAAAGATGTTGGAACGCGCGAGCTCTACAAGTTTATTGACAAGCACAGCGCGACGCCAAAAGTATTTGGAAGAGCAACCAGCCGCACTGATCTTACAAGATTCATGCAGAAAGGTGAAGTGCCGCCGGAACTTCGAGTGCTGCTTGGCGAGGTACAGAACCCAATTGAAAATGCGCTGCGCACTTACGGAAACCTCGCTCAGTTTCTTGGTACCCAGAGACTGCTCACGCAGTACACCAAGCTTGGTCTCGACAACAACTGGCTTGTAACCGCCGAAGATGTGGAGAACGATCCAGTTAAGTACCGCGGGTACGCTCCGCTAGTAAACACCACAGACACCAACGGCGGCGATCCACTGTCCCAGTACTACGCGCAGCCCGAAGTTGTTTCTGCGTTCCAAACTATGTTCGCTCCGGCACCTGCCCCAGAAGGTAGCGATGCTAAAAAGGTTTGGGACTTTGTACAGCTTGGTGCTAGCAGAACAATTGGTGCCAGTATGGCGTTTCTTACATTGGGAAGCGCTGGCTTCTTTGTCCGCAACCTTGTGAGTATTCCAATCTTTGCATCGTCTAACGGGTTTGTTCCTACGCCTAGCAACATTGTTACAGCGCTTAAAGGTATTAAACAAGTGTACGGCCGCGACATGGACGGACTCGGAGCCGATATGGTTATGCTGGGAATCTCCGAAGGCAGCATGGTTACACAAACTATGCGCGACTTTATCCGCGGAACAATTGACGACCCTGAACTGATTACAAATCAGATTGAGTCTATGCTCAAAGAGGTCGGTACCCCGGGCAACTTCCTTGCCAAGGCGTGGAAGGGCGCGAAGGTTACAGTCGATGGTCTTGCAACCCTTAACGATCAAATTGATATGCTCTACAAGGCCGCTTACTGGGCGCACGAAATTGATGTGCAGACCAAAGCTAACAAGTACAGGAGCGTTCCGCTAACACCACAGCAAATTAAGCAGGAGGCGGCGCGTGTTGTCAGGCTTACCACACAGGGCCGCGAGCGTGTGGCTCCGATTGCTAAAGAGTTCCAACGCAGCGGGCTTGGCATGCTGTTCAACAGCTTCTTCCGCTTCACCGCAGAAATGTTCCGCCTTCCAATCGCGACGATCCAGCTCGGAGTAGACGAAGTGAAGAGCGGAAACCCAGTGCTCGTGGCGAGGGGCCGTAACAGACTAATTGGACTCGGCACTACCCTTTCTGTCCTTGGGTATGGTGCTCCGGCCCTGCTGAAAGAAATGTTTGAGGTCGAAGACGAGGAAGAAGAAGGTGTTCGGGCTGCTCAGCCGCCTTGGGCACGCGATTCCAACTTGTTCATTACATCAGACCCAGCGGACAAATCAGTAACAACATGGGATCTCACCTACATTAACGGATTTAGTCCAATCACAGACGCCGTCGGCCGCAGCATTCATCATGCAGTCAATGGCCGCTGGGAGAAAATACCGGGGGTCATGGCTTCGTCCTTGGCAAAGAGTTTCCTGAGCCCGCAGATTGCAGTGGAGGCTTTCGCGCAGGCCGGTATGAATAGAGACGACCGCGGCGGTGCGCTGTGGTTGGAGGACGATTCATGGGGAACCAAAGTCGGCAAGACCCTGAAGCATGTGGCCACTAACGCGTACAAGCTTCGCACCCCGTTCCAGTTTTGGAAAGCTTACGAGGCTTATACCAACGGCGGGGTTTACGACAAGGACGCACGCTTCGAGAAGGCCGCTGACCTTGTGGTCAACGAGTTCAAACCGTTCCGCGTTCACACCAATAAAACAGAACAGCTGGCAAGACGCGCGTTCGGTGACCTTAAACAACAAATGGACGCGGCCAGAGAAACTCTTGGCGAGCTTAAGAGCTACGAGCAGCTAGACAAGGAACGCGTGGACGGAGTTTATGATCGCTATGAAACATCATTGATTGCGATTAACGAAAGGCTCAACAAGTACGCGGCCGGATTCGAGAAGCTCGGAATGAGCTACGCTGAAATGGAAAGCCAAGCCTACGATGTGGGCATTAGCAAGCGCCGCTTTAAGGACGCCGTGCGTTATGGTCGGGTCGAAAGGTTTAAACCTAGCGAAGACGCGTACAAGGACTACTTGCGCATTGGCGGAGAAGAGAACGGTGCCGCGCGTGTGAAGTACCTTAACGAGGCCGTGTATGCTAGGCCGCAGTACTTGAAATTAAACACAAAATAAAACAAAAAAGCCCCGAGCAACATAATGCTCGGGGCTTTTGGTTTAACGGCTTTCAAGCGTTGCTTGTAGCCATTCGTTCATTTCTGTAGCTAGCTCGGGCATCTCAGGATACAGTGACCCGAACAGCTGGTGGATCTTTGATGAAACCTCTGGGTCAACCGCGGCGCTTGCGCTACGCATTGTTCCAAACTTTGTTTTGTAGAACACATAAAGGAATCCTGAGTCCTTGTGCAACTCTACGCAAACGCGGTCGTGGTTGGTTCGATCAAAGAATAAATGACTAACGATACAGGTATCACGAATCATGGCAGTGACATAATAATGTCGTAAACTGTAGCGGCCACCCCGAAAAGGGAAGCCGCTACTGTTAGGTACAACAAGGGCATAATTTGTTTAGGCTAGCTGGAGATTTGGCGCAAAGAAACTCTGCACCACTTGGCGGATAATACCGCTATTCTTGCCGCGGACTTGTTCGAGGAAACCAGCGGCTTCTTCGGGGTTGTCCAAGGTCTTACTGCGGACTCCGCTGCGGAGGAGGATTCCCCCATGACGGAGAACACAGTAGGTTCCGTTGCGGCTATTCTCGTGGTCGGCACGCTCTTGCGCGTTCAGTCTTGCGATGGTATTAATATTTTGCATAATAGTAGTTGTAGTCGTTTTTGGGGTTAGTGGGGGGAGTTGGTACAGAGTAGTCTTCCTCGACAAGGTTGTCCACAAAAATAAATTCGGGGTCTTGAATGTGCAGAAGATCTACGAGGTGGTCAATGCTGGGGACCTGCTGGAGGTCCCCAGTTATGGTGGTGGTTAGTGTGTTGCCTATCATGGGGTTTCGCTGGTGTTAATTTTACCGCTCAAATACGCAAGTTCCAGCGCTAAATTTAGCGCATCGGTTTCGCTAATTGTGTGGTAATCTATTCCGTACTTTTCACACATTGGCATGCTCAATGTTTCGGTGTACGACAACCAGTTGCGGGTGGTCCTAATCTCGGCGGCCCCGTCGGGGCTATGTACGATTCGAGCGGTAGGGTTGAACGTAGACGCGTAAATAGTTTTCACAATGATGCTGGGGGGTTGGGGTCGTTTGGGCCGTTGCAAAACAAAACCACTAGTAAAACTACTAGCACAATGGTTAGGCTTAAAATCATGGCTTTTTGAATATTAATAGGTCTCTTCCAACCACCGCAGGAGTGGGTCTGCTTAAGGTCTTGCGCCCCTTTTTTATTAGGTAAATAAAAGCGGCTTCCTGCGCCTGTAGTCTGCGTTCTGTGTGCGTCATTTTTTGTAGCGGTTAGGTGTTTTGTTTTTGAACAACTCAAGCAGCTGCGGGACCAGCTCCCATTCCACGGCCAACACATGAAAATCGTGCAGGTCAAGGAACGCGCAGTGCTTAAGGTTATTCTGTTGCAACCAGAACGCCACTTGGTCCGAGACTTCCGGCGACGCGCCGTAGTTCCAAGGAAGCGTTATACTTTTCTGGAACCGCGGTAAGGTGACCTTGACTCGGGCAGGGTAGTTGTCTGTTGCGGGTAGCGTGCGGCACGAAACCGCGACTAGGTGTGTTATGTTGTTATTCACTTTTTTTGTTTCTATTTTTTGTTTGTTGTCCCAGACCGCGGGCTCGACTGGTTTCGAGACTCTGGATTCTGGAGACAGGATTCGTGTGTCGTTCGGCAGTTCGTTGTTGTGCGCCTCGAGCGCGTTTGCATCGCTGGACGCGCGCACCAATCTACCAGTGGGGAAGCACTGGTAGATTGAGTTGGCTGGCTCCCCAGTAACGGGGCACCAGCCATTCACATTAGATTTGCCGACAAGGATTGCTGTGGTTGCTTGTATTTTTGCTTTCATAATTACCAAACATTTAGTGCTTTGAGCGCCGCGGCGTCGCGATCAAGAAAGGCTGGCCAAGCATGCTTGGCAAGTTTATTCAGCAAATCTTTAGCGTTGCCGTTGGCGAACAGGATTGCGGTGGGTTGAACCTTCCACGGGTTGGGCTGTAGTCCGTTCCACGCGGCGTTGGCCAGCGGGTCCACGCTGAAGACTGGCGGCTTGGATAGCAGGCGGCCCGCGTGCTTCCCGTTAGAGGCCAGCGAGCGCCACACGGCCTCGATCTCGGAGTCGGTAAGCTGTGCGCGTTCGGCAATGGCTTTGACTATTTGACCGATCTGGTCGCGGTCTACGCGAGCGGGTCGTTGCGGGGCTGGCGGGGATTCCAGCGTTGCCGGATCGGGAGCCGCTGGCGCGCTTTGGATGCCCGCTTGGACCCGTTCGATTCCGAACTGCTGGAGCACCTCGAGCAGGGCTTGCTCGGCCGCGGCCTTGGTCGGGCCCTTGGCGATTACCTGCCCGCAATAGGGGCTCGTAACTGCCCAGCCTTTACCCGTTACCGAGCGGTGCAAGACCGCCGTGATTGGGGCGTTCACAAGAAGGCCCTTGACCTTGTAGAATCGGCCTCGTGAATAGGCCACTGGTGTTTCTGTTTCTGTTTCTGTGTTCATTGTTTTTCTATTGGTTTGTGATTAGACTACGAGGTCGATTCCGGCCAAGTGTAGCGAGCGGAACTTTTGCTCGCCGCGGTCATCAATATCCCACGCGCGTACCACCGCGTAGCGCACGCCTTTTTTGCTAACCGCAACTCGGTTGACTTGGTCGATTTTAAATACGCGTACGCCGTTATTGGTTTGCTGTGAGTCGAGCGCGATGTACCGGATAGTGCGGCCCACGAGCTCGCTTATGATTCTTTCAGTGCTTTTTGTTGTTGTCATTGTTGTTGGTGCGGATTGGTTGGCTTCCGCGACGACCAGCGCCCCGAAGGGGCTGGCCGTTTCGGCCCTTGCGACGGGGCCTCATCAGGCGGTTGGGTAGCTTATGCCCTCGGGCAAGTCGTCCACAAGTATGATGCGGACTCCGGTGGCCTGCTCGAGCGTCTGGACAAGGCCGCGGATGCTGGTGCGTGTTTCGCGAACATTGACCCAGTGCTCGGCGGTATCGCGGCCCCAGAAGGTGCGCTCGACGACCTCGTCACCATTGCGTATGCGCTGGTGCGCGAAGTCCCTGTGGTTGCCGCTGTACGGGGCCTGCAGGAACAGGTCATAGGTTGGCGTGAAAGCGTCCTCGAGGGACAGCACATGTGATGTTTCTGTTTTCATTGTTTAGTAGTGGGTTAAGCGGGTGATGTGGCTCTTGTAGAAACCGCCTTGGTTGTACCATTGCAGGGTGCACTCGCCGTTGCTGTAGATCTCGACCAGTCGCCCGAAGCGGACCGGATAGAAGACCCCCTCAACGCGTTCTTTGGGCGGCGGCGGTAGAATCCTATAGGATTCTCCAACGCATAGTTTTATCGGGATGTTTGTCATTGTTGTTGGTGCGGATTGGTTGGCTTCCGCGACGCCTAGGCGGCGTTTCGGTCCCAGCCAAGGGACCATCATCAGGCGGTTTGTTTTTCGCGTTGCAGGGTGGCCTGTATAACGCGCGCGGCCTTGGCCGGAGTCGTGTGGCCTTGGTCCCGTGCGCTTACGAAGCCGTGCTGGAACAGGTCCTGCACGCGGGTGCCGCGCTTGGGGAGTCCGTTCTCGAGCTGGTCTTTCGGAAGCCCGCCAGCGTAGGGGCTGTACAGGGCCTCAACGCCGTGACCGCTGGCCGACAATAGGATGACCCCAAAGTAGCCAAAGGTGTTCGCGCGAGTGGATATTGACAGGACATAATAGGTTTCTGCTTTCATTGTTGGTTGGTGCGGATTGGTTGGCTTCCGCGACCGCACCGCCGGAGCGGATTGGTTTCGGCCGTTGCCACACGGCCATCATCAGGCGGCTGATGCTTTGCACGCGGCGCGTGCTTGGTCCAAGCTTACGAACTCGTTTAAGTCGAAGCCCCATCCTTTGGGGTTGCGGCCATCAAAGTGACCCCTAACTTGGCCATTGGGACCATGCTCGAGGACCGCTATGGCGTCCTGCTCGAGCGTGTCGGCCAGCGCGTCGGCCGTCCAGTTGCGGGGGACCTCCGCGAAGACCACGAGGGTCGGCTGGGGTTTATCACCCCACTGCGTCTCGTGAAGGAGGCTGATGATGGGCTCGACGCCGTGCTCGATTAGCGCCTGTGCGGCTTCGGTGCGGCTGATTTCCCTGCCAGTCTTATCGACAAGCAGGCCAATATTTAGTGTGACTAATGTATTCATATTTCTGGGCGGATTGGTTGGCTTCCGCGACCGCACCGCCGGAGCGGATTGGTTTCGGCCGTTGCCACACGGCCATCATCAGGCGGGGTTCAGCGCACCTTGAAGCTGTCAAGGTGCTCCAGTGTCTCTGGGTCGAAGTGCAACACATAGTTGCGGAACTCTGGGCCCAGCTTGCACGCGCTGTGTTGCGCTTGCTCTTCTTGCTCGGCCGTGAGACCGGATTCTGTCCAGCTGGGCGGCAAGCCGCGCGGGTGAACAACGATTCGCGGGCCTTGCCCGCAGTAGTCTTTTAGCAGGTATGCTTTCATATTTTCAGGATTCAGGGTTCGGGTTCGATTTCATCGTACGGGTCGGGCGGTAGCTCGTCGTAGTCTGGATCGTGCGTGTGGCTTGGCTGGCAGGCCGGACAACTGCTGTCTGGGTCAGGCCACCAGCGGCTACCACACTCGCTACAGGCGAAGGGTGCAGGCTTCACGATACTAGGTAGTGGAATAGGATTGCGGCCGCTACGAAGGCGGCCCCGAAGAGGGCGGCAAGGCATGCGCCTAGCCACAGCGGGGGCTCTGGTGGTAGTTTCATTGTTCGGTGGTGGTTGTCGGGCAGGGCTTGCCTTCCCAGTTGTTGTAGTGCTCATCGGTGGCCGCGTCAAGCGCGGGGTGGATCGTGTAGTCCGCCACCAGCTCTGCGGGTTCGTTCCCAAGGACGATGTACGCAGTGACGCGCGAGCCGTCGGTGTGGGTGAACCGCACATGGCTTTCGTCGGTGGCGGCTATTTCGTCCACCGCAATCGCGATGGCGGAGGTGCTGACCCAGCCGTCGCCGTTGTCTACAGCAACAGGCTCGAGCCCGTGTTTTTTGGCCGTGCGGAGAAAGTCGCGCACGGGGATTGACCAGTCGTATTTTTTCATTGTTGTTGGAGCGGATTGGTTTGGCTTCCGCGACCCCTTGCGGGGTTTCGGCCGTTGCCACACGGCCATCATCAGGCGGCTTGGCGCAGGCGGCGCGCTATGTGCGCGGCGCTTGTGCCTGCTATACTTTCGACCAGCCCACCGCTCTTGCGGCTGGCGGTCCAATGAACACCGGAGCCCTGCCCAGTCGCTCCGGTGAACCGGAACCGCCAGCTAGGGAACAGCGCGGACAGCGCCGCGTGCTCTGCCCACTCGAGCGCGTGGCCAACGGCCACCTGCTCGATCCACGCGTCGGCGGCTCGTTGGCTTCTGCTACAGGCCCAGCGCAGGCCGCTTTGGTAAGCGTCAGCGTTAATTCTGGGGTGCAGGAACCAAGTGGACCGCTGGGCGGCGGAGTGGATGACTAGGCCACCGCGGCTCTTAAGCGCGGAGCAGGGGCGGTACGGGTGATTGGTTGCTTGTCTACGATTTTGGAATTGCGTTTGGCTCATTGTTGGTTGGAGCGGATTGGTTGGCTTCCGCGACGACCAGCGCCCCGAAGGGGCTGGCCGTTTCGGCCCTTGCGACGGGGCCTCGTCAGGCGGCGTTGAATCTGTCCACAATGTTCTGAAGTTCGGCCCTGTAGTCGTCGCCACATTCGGACCCGAAGGATTCAAGGTCGTCAATGAGTCCGCTCGCGAGGGCTAGCAATTCGGCCACGCAATTGGTGGCCACGGCAATGGTTGTGTCAATGTTGTTCATTTTTGTTGGGCGGATTGGTTGGCTTCCGCGACCCTGCGGGGGCAGGGTTTCGGCCCTTGCCAAGGGCCTCATCAGGCGAAGTTTGCTTCGAGCTCCCAGAACTTTTCGATGACCTCCTGTGGCACGCGCTTGCGCTTGCCATCCTCGCCATCGTCAATGTAGCCGTTGTGCTCCGCGAACGCTAGCGAGCCCGCGAAGTCGCCGTGCGAAATGTCGGCATACAATGTGTCGCCGTCGTACTCGAGCTCGAGGGTGAATCCCTTGAAAGTGTGCACCTGCTTGGTCTTTTCTTTGGGGGGCGTCACCGCGGCAAGGAACGCCTTGTCACTGGCGTCCTTGGCCTTGGCGGCCTCGAACAAGCGGGCGTGCTCGAGGTCTACCAAGGCGATGCGTTTGCGGCGTTCGCATTCGGCGTCCACGGCCTGCTCGAAGGTGGTGAACAGGCTGTGGTCAAACCCGTAGTTTTGCGGGTTTGGGCCATCCAAGCGGCCGTGGTTGGCGTCCACCTCGAGGACAGCGATGCTGTCCTGCTGGAGCTCGTCGGCCAAGGCGTCCGCGCTCCAATTGGCGGGAGCAAAGCCAACGACCACCAGCGTGGGTTGCGGCTGGCCTTCCCACTCGCCTTCATGCAGGATTGAAGCGTGTGCTTCAAAACCAGTCGCGGCGAGCGCGGCGGCGGCGTCTTGGCGGATGATTCTTTTGCCAGTCTTTTCGACCAGCAAACCGATATTCAATTCGTATTCCGTTCTCATTTTTTTGGTGCCCTCTGCCTTGGGCCAGACTTGGGACTGGCACCGCGCGGCTTGCAACCATTGCAGGCTTGTTCGCGGTGGTGGCATTGCACCATGGCCCGTTACACTGCGGGCCGGAGATCGGGGACTGGGAAAGAGCTGGACCACCGCTTGGAGCTCGCCGCCGGACCCCGTGCTGGGGCGGCGGCCGATCCGCTTTTGTGGGTGACCTTGCGGCCAACGAGAACGACCATACATTGGGCCCCGAACTTGTCACCAACTTTTTTTCGGGAAAGTTTGCAGAGTAGCGCGAAACCCCTTGTTTTATAGCGTATTGACCCCGAAAATATTTTTCAAGAAAGTGTCGAAAAGATGAAATGTATACGCTTTTCTGCGAACTACTAGGAGCCTAGTAGTTGGCTGAAATGTCGTTTTGTATACACTGCCAGAGCATAGCAGGATGGTTGCATTTCGTGCAACTTTCCTGCGCCCAGCAACCAGCAACCAGCAACCAGCAACCAGCAACCAGCAACCAGCAACCAGCAACCAGCAACCAATACCCAGCGCCAAAACTACACTCGCCTAGTGTAGCGTTCCGGCGGCGTGTACCAACCACCAGCCAACCACCAGCCAACCACCAGCCAACCACCAGCCAACCACCAGCCAACCACCAGCCAACCACCAGCCAACCACCAGCCAACCGGATGCAGGATGCAGGATGCTTTGCAACCGGAAGCAGGATGCAGGATGCAGGATGCAGGACGCCTTGCAACGGGGGAGGTGCGACCGACACAAGCCCCGGGGCTCGAGACGCGCAGGACCCCAAGCGGTCTGCGTGCCCCTTGCTTCCTGATTCCAGAGGCCAGAGACCAGAATCACCAGTACTTGTAACAATAAAACATAATGCGGAGTCCTAGTGTTTATGCAGGTTCCAGCGTCATGTTCCACGGCGCGAGCTGATCGGGAATGTTCCACGGCCAGAATGTGGGTACAATGTACCGACAATGTACATACAATACGGGCGGGCACGCGCGCGAATTGAGGCGGGCGCGGCGGGCGTGCGCGCGGGCGCGAGGCTACTGGTGGGGGTCACACTTTTTTTCAAGAGTCGTGTATGTATATATCCCCCCTTGAGAAAAAAATTTTTTCCTTTATGAGGCCACGAAAAATGATAGAGTACTCGAGATTTGGACACCGAGGCGAAAATTAAAGCGCACAGGCGTGCAGGCTTTGCACCAGAACTGGGGCGGGCGTTAACGATCCAAGAATGGGATAGACTTAAGCAGTGGCTTACAGACAACCCACAAACGCGGTTAACGAGGCACGAAGTTTACAACGGAAAGGCGTTCTTCCAGTACAATATTAAGAGCAAAGGCGGTATGTTCTGGGCTAAAAAAGAACAGCTGCACGAGTACAATAGGCGGAGGAAAGCGACGACGCCCGCAATGCGTATATTCACACGCGCAGCAAGAACTAGCTTCGAGGCGCGATTCAGGAAATGGGTGAGCCGGAACACTTCGGGCGCAAAGAGCCGCGGCATTTTAAACACGCTAACACCAGACGAGCTCAAGGATATGTACGGGGCCCCGTGTTTTTTCTGCGGCCAGAGCCCAGAAACAGACAAAAGTTGGGGCATTGACCGCCTGCACAACAATATTGGGTACCATTATGACAACTGCGTGCCGTGCTGCAGAGTCTGCAATATATCCAAAGGCACTAATAGCTTTGAATATTTTGTCGAGCACGTGACCAAGATTGTAAAAAATATCGGACACACAGTGCCATTTTTGTAAAAAATATAGTACATTAGCACATGAAACCACCAAAAACAATTACAACCAACATAAAGTTACCAAAAACAATTACGATTGGGGGCTGCAAGATTAAGATTCAGGTTAAAGAGCTCGAGGATTTGCACGGTCAGTTCTTGTACGACAAGAGAGCAATCGAAATTAATTCCACGTTACTGGAGGACCCCAAAGAGTTAAAAGAGACAATAAGACACGAAATGGTTGAAGCCGCGCTTCTTTTGGCGGGCGTGGGCTGGGGCGAACTGTACGACCAAGAACAGGTCGTCAGGGCCTTGGATAATATCTTCTGGCCAGCTTGGGCGAACATGGAAAAGCATTTCGCGACCTGAAAAGCGGGTCGCTTGACCCAACGTTTGATCTTTGAATTAATTTATCCTACACGTTCCCTGCAAGGTTGAAAAGTATTTCAAAACGCCAAGGGGGGTATGTGTAGGATAAATAAAATGGTCATTTTGAGTACTTTATTTATCCTACACATTACCCCCAGAGGTGTTTTAGTAAAAGAATATATATAGGGGTATGTGTAGGATAAATTCCACTTGACACCGGTTCAGCCCCCGCGTAAGCCATTCCGCGTATGGAAAAAAATGAGCTATCCAAGTACCCGCTGTACTGGTTCGCACAAGACGGAACCCCGACTTGGAGAAACCCACCCAATCGCGGTCGGTCACCCGGATCTTGCACGTGCCCCGAGTACACTGACAAGAAAGGCCGTGTTCACTACAAACTGAAAACTGCATCTGGAATCTGGAGTACAGCGTACAGACACGCGTTGGCCGAGGCCGTTCGCTCGCAACCGTTGGGCGAGTTTCTGTTCCCGTTGCCCGGTTTCCGCAGCTACTCGGTTGACGCCAGCGGCACACCGTACCGTGTTTCTTCGTGCGGTATTGTTCGCCAGCTGAACCCTGACATTGGTGCGCGACGCGAGCGGTTCGTTCTGTACGACAGCTGGGGCCGACGCCGTGGTCTTAGCCGCTACGCCATGCTCCGCTTGGTGAACCTTGATTCTGGGTTCAAGAAACAAGACAACTTTTAGCTTGACATTCCCTAGTAAAAAAGTTTATTTTTTGTCCCGTGCCATTTCAAAAAAGCAACACGCAGTTCCAGACCGGTCTAACCGAGCTCGAGCTGCTCAACCTTGACGAGCAAGGAAAGCCGCCGGTAGGCAGCAGGCTTACCGACGTAAACGCTGCTCAGGGGATCTTTGCTGCGCTGCTCCGCGCGGACGAAAAGTCCAATATTAACCGCAGCCGCATTCAGGCTATGTTCGACGGCGCGCCGCCATATGACCCGGCTATCTTGAAAAGCACTAATCAGGCGAGCCGGTGCAACCTTAATTTCGGCGAGGCTGGTCGGTTCTTGGACTTGGCAAGCAGCGGCTACGTTGACCTTATTGACAGCGTTGAAAACCTCGTTCAGGTCGAGACGACTGTTGGCGAGCCCGGCGCTCGCATGCGAAACGACACCGTAATCGCTGAAGAGGTCACGCGCGTGCTGCGAAGCTGGCCGGACTTTTATAGCGCCTACCTGCGCCTTGCGAACCAGTTCCTTATGCACGGGGTCGGCGTAACTTATTTCGAGGACGAGCGCGACTTCCGCTTCCGCACGTGCGGTCTTGCTGACTTCCTTATGCCCCGCCAGACTCAGGCGAGCGAGCACAGCATTGAGGTGTCCGCTGCGCGCCGCTCTTACTTGGTCCACGAGCTCTACCAGTTTATCCAAGACCAAGAGGTCGCCGCGAGCCGCGGCTGGGACGTCGCTGAGGTCCAGCGCGTCATTACCACCGCGAGCACCCAGAACATGCCGCGCCAGTTCACGGACTGGGAAGACATCCAACGCGAGCTCAAGAACAACGACCTCTACACCGGAATCCGCGCCAACGTGGTCAACGTCGTTAACATGTGGGTCCGCGAGTTCGACGGAACCGTTAGCCACTTTATGTTTGCTGAGAACAGCCCCAAGGCGTTTCTTATGCAGCGCACGAGCCGGTTCCAGAACCCGGAGCAGGCGTTTCTTTTGTTCACTTATGGCGTAGGCACTAACGGTACGTACCACAGCATTCGCGGGCTTGGACACCGAATCTATAATCACATCCAAACCAGCAACAGACTTCAGTGCCAGCTGGTAGACAGCAGCATGCTTAGTTCGAGCATTATGTTGAGCCCCGAAACGCCACGGGCCCTTAACGATCTTAGCCTGACCTTTTATGGTCCGTACTCGGTTTTGCCCCCGAACTTTAAGGTCATCGAGAAGGGAATCCCGAACACCGCAACCACGGTCGGCCCGGCCTTGGAGAACCTAAGCAAACAGCTCAACGACAACCTTGACTTCTACAGTAACCGCGGCGCTCTGAACGGCGGCCCTTACCGCAACAAAACCCAGATCCAAGCCGAGCTTGAGCAGGCAACACGGCTCACTAGCAGCCAGCTTAATCAGTTCTACTCGAGCTGGCGCAGGCTCATGCGCGAGTGCGTTCGCCGCTTGGTGAACGGACCCAAAAGCGACCTTGCTGTGCGCGATTTTTACAGGCGAACAGCAGCTCGGGGCGTCCCCGCAGAGGTCGTTCGCAGTCTTGACTTTGAGAAGACCGTGGCCACTCGCGCGGTCGGAAGCGGCAACGCCACAAACCGAAGCGCCGCCCTTATGGATCTTGAACAACTTTTGCCTTTACTTGACGAGGTCGGTAAGCGCAACGTTGTTTACGACAGAATCGCAGCCCGAGTAGGATATGAAAACGCAGCAAGATATGCCCAGAACCCCGAAGAACCCCGCCCGCCCCAAGACGCCAAAGTCGCGGAGCTCGAAAACAGCGTGCTGCAGAGCGGCAGTCCCGTGTCAGTCCAGCCCGGAGAACTTCATGAAACGCACCTTAACATTCATTTGCAAAAGCTGGTCGAGCTCACTGGAGCTGTTGACGCGGGCCAAGCAGACCTTGTTCAAACGCTACCCGCTCTGCAAGCTTACTCAGAGCACTGCGCGGCCCACCTTGAGCAGCTCGCCCAGAACCCCTCGGCAGCGGTCATCGTCAGCCAAGCCCAGCAAGTCCTTCAGCAGGCCGGACAAAAAATCCTCAACGCTACCCGCGCAGCCCAAAAAGAGCAGCGCAACGCCGAGCAAGCCCCGGCCCAAGCGGAGCAAGGCCCAAGCCCGGCCGAACTAAAAGTAATGGAACAACAAATGAAGCTTGACTTTTTGCGCCAGAAAGGCGAATTGGATTTGCAAATGCGAGCCGCAAAGGCCAGCCAAGAGCAAGCTCTGGCTGACGCCAAAATGGCAGCGCAGATTTCAAACCAGAAGTAAAATAATAAAGTATGCCAGCGAAGAAAGTAAGCGCCGCTCCTAAAAAGCGGAGCGCGCCAAAGTCCATAGCGTTGCCGGTCAGCCTCCAGAAATGGTATGCTGACCACGCCAATGTAGAGCAGCTGCGCCAAGTGCTTGACAATCCTCAGTTCCGTATTGCTTGCGCCACCTTGCGCCAGCAGATCAAACCCACCGGATCAAACCTTGTGGCCGGGGACAACGCATTGGCTATTCGTCACGCGTATATTTCAGGCTTTTATGATTTCGAGGACCACCTGCAACAACTAACAGTTTTGCCAGCGGACCGAATTGAAATTCCCGAATGGGACTACGTTACACCACAATGAGCGAACAAACAGCAACACCAGCAGCAGAGTCTCCAGCAGCGCCTACGGGGGACTTCTTTAGCGCAATCGAGCAGGCGTTTAGCGCCGCGGAAACCACCGCAGAGAGCCCGGCTCCTGAAGAAACCGCACCGGCACCGGAGACTCCTGTTTCCAGTAGCCAGAACACAGAACCCGTTACCGCGGACTCTGTGCCAGCGGTCGAGGATAGCACCAAAGCGGACAGCCCCACACTTCCTATTGACGAGAACGCGGATACTCCGGTACTCGAGGACAACGAAGACGGGCTGGTCGGCAAGGCCGGGCGACGCTTTAAGCAGCTCAAGTCAGAGCTAAAGAACGCCAACACCGAGCTGCAGACTCTTAGGCAAACTCTTCAGGAGCGCGAGTCTCGTCTGCAAGAGTTGTCCGCTTCCAACGAGAGCACCGAGCAGTTCCAGCAGCGCTTGGCCGAGTACGAGCAGGCCCTTGCGATCACCAAGCTCGAGGCCACCTCGGCTTACCAAGAACAAATTCAGGCTCCTATGGTCCAGCTTGTCGAGGCCGCAGACCAGATCGCAAAGCGCTATGAAATTGATAGCGACGAGCTCATTGACGTGCTCTCGTATTCTGACAGGGATAAACAAGACGAGGCCTTGGACAACCTACTACAGGGGGTCAAGGAGCGCGACAAGCTCGCCATTTACGCTCTCGCCGAACAGGTCCCGCTCATTGTAGCGCGCAAGCAAGAGTTGTCCGACAACGCAGCCGCGGCGCTCGCCGAGCTCGAGCATCTTGACCAGCAAAAGCATCAAGAGCAACTCGCGGCCCAACTGCAGGTTCGCAGAGAGGCCGCAGAGCAGGTTCAAAGCAAGCTCGCCAGTAAGGTTCCGTTCCTGAAATCAATTGAGGGTCTTGACTTCGACAATATTGCAAAGCGCGCCGGAGAAGTAGACTTTGACGTGCTCGACACGCACAACAAGGTGTACAGCAAAATGGCCGGAGATATTTTCCCGAAACTGGCTGTTGAGTTCGCGAGCCTCCGTAACGAGCTCGAAGAAGCGCTCGACGAGCTCGAGGCGTTGAAAAAGGCCGAACCCAAGATTGGTGGCGGTTCTTCAAACGCAAACACGTCAACCAAGTCGTCTGGCAATTTCCTTGACGCCATTAACGCGGCTCTTGGCGGTTAAAATTTTTGTTGGTAGTGTTCATTGCAAACTAGGGCTGTAAATTAATTTTTACAGCCCTAAGTTTTTGTATTGACACTGAGTATGTTTTGCGCATATATTATTCGTGAACATTGAGTACCGCTCAACCAAGCAACCTAATCGACCTGCCAGTAGGTCTGAAATACTGCGCTAATACAGGGTTTTTTGGTGAAAAGAGTCGTTCTTAAATGTGGCTAAACTCAACCTCTAAACTACTACTTTTATGGCATTTACAAACGTTGGTACCCTGACCCAAGGTGGTTCCGGTACCGCAGTCATCAACACCATCCTCACCGAGGAAGCAAACCGCATTGGTTCCGATATCCATTCCGAAACACTGCACACGAGCCCGTGGATCGACCTCATTAAGAAGTCGGCGTTCCCTAGCGACATGGGTTATCAGCTGAACACAATCATCTATGATCGTGCCCTCCCCGTCCGCGACGTTGACTCCGACGGTTCGACCGGCGACGAAGCTGCTACCGCAGTTGGTCTCGGTTCGTGGACCGCTCTCGGTACCGCTGAGTCTGGTCCCCGCACTGGTTTCCTTGGCTCGCCTGCGGTCAAAGACGTCCTCGGTCCTCAAACCGGTAAGGGCTTCGTTGACTTCACTCGTCAGCTCAAGAGCTACTCGCTTCAGCGCGCTATCATCGAGTCTCCTCGCATCAATATCGAAGATCTTCGCTTCGCGGCTCACCGCCAAGAGCAACTTCGTGCGATCATGGATCTCCTGAAGCAATCGACCCGCTTTAGCTGGGAAGAGCGTTACCGCGACGAGTACGACCGCCTCTGCGGCTTCTACATCAACTGCGCTGCCTCCGGCACCGGTACTGGTGTGGCTAAGGCTGTTGCCACGACCGCGCTTACCGGTCTGACAGCTTCCGCTGCTAACATCAGTAACAAGGTCCTCGACGGCGTGTACTTCAAGCTCGTTCGCGCTGGCGCTGGCGTCAAAGCCTACGGCCGCGAAAACGGTCGCCCCGTGTTCGGCCTCGTGCTCAGCTCGGAAGCCTCCTACGCGCTCCAAACCGAAGCTGGTTTCCGTGACGACGTGCGCTACAACAGCGCCAAGGTTTCGGATCTCATTGCTCCGCTTGGTGTCGAGAAAGCCTTCCGCGGCTTCTACCACTTGGTTGACGACCTTGCTCCGCGCTACACATTTGGTGGCGGCGCGTACACCCGCGTTAATCCGTACACCCTCAACACCACAACCGGTGTTATTGAACCCAACAGCTCCTACGACTCCGCTTCTTTCGAGGCCGCGTACGTGCTGCACGAAGAGGTTATGGAAGCGTTGATCCCCGAACCAATTAGCGGTGTTGCTGGTCTCCAGTTCAACCCCGTTAACTACAAGGGCGACTTCCGCTGGACCAATATCCCGAACGAAACCACAAACCCAGACGGTACAATTGGTTTCTTCCGCGGTATCCTTGCTGCTGCCTCGAAGCCGATCAAGACCAACTTCGGTCACGTGGTCATCTTCAAACGCGACAGCACGACTCCTGCTGCCTAATTAACCCGCTAGGGGTTCCCACAACGGGAACCCCTAGCACTTCCTCTTTAATACCATGCCTACTCTTGACGATCTCCCAACTCTTGCTCCAGTTACTACCGTAACAGGCGACGACTTGTTTCCAGTATTTGACCCTAGCGCCACTGGCTCGTCTAAAGTCCGTAAGCTTTCTCTGAACCAAATCAATGGTCTTAGTGCTTCGGATGTTGTTCTTGCTGCTGGCGATGCTGCCGTAGTTGCTACCCGACTTACTATCTTCTCAGGTCGGACTGCTGCAACTGCTGCAACCATTCCTGCTGCTTCTGGCGTTCTTCGTGACATCATTATCCAAAACGCTAACACGTCGGCTGGTGCTGTGACCGTCACTAGCCCGTCCACGAACATCTACACATCTGCGTCTGCTTCCGCATCCGCCACGAGTGTTATTGCTGTTGCCACTACCGCTCGCTACCTTAGCGACGGAACTAACTGGTATCGCACCCACTAAACCCAACCTGCATCCTGCAGCCTTAACCCTGCAGGATGCTACCCTTTCCTAATACCATGCCTATGTACCTGCCAATCCCAGAGGGTCTTGAGATTCCAGAAACTGGAACCTTTGATCTTGTAACCACGTTCGAGAACCGCGAAGGCCAACTTTATCCTATTGCCGTTGACGGAATTCCGTTCCCTGAAACCGAAGCCGAACCCGAAGCCGAACCCGAAGCCGAGGTCGAAACAACAGCCGAAGTTGAAGGCGCTCAGGCACCAGACTCTTTCATGGCCGCTATTGAAAACGCCATGAACAAAAAACAACAACCTAAATAACACTATGAAGACCACAGCATTGGGTATCCTGACTATTGTTGCCACGCTTGCTAATGTCGGCGTGCAAGTCCTTAAGGGCGGCGCACCTGATTTCATGGCTGCGTTTGCCGCTGTAACCGCCGGAGTCGGCCTCATTAAAGCTCGCGACAACAAGTAATGACCACAGACCAAGGCAGGGATATTCTACACGGCGTAGCTGGTACAGTAGCCCCTGCTCTTGGGGTCGTTACTTCGTTTCAAGAGCAGCTGGAATGGGGTTTGCGCATGACCTCACTGACGATTGGTATTGTCGTGGGATTGCTTTCCTTGTTCCGACTGCTTAAGAAATTCTAAATAGGTCAAGTGTAACACGACCTACAACGTAGATCCTAAACATGAGCACCATCGGAATCTGTATTGGACACAGTCGTTCCGGCGACAAGGGTGCTGTTAACACAAAAGGTGTAAGCGAACACGCCTTCAATAGCAAAATTGGGCACCTTACCGCCGATCTACTGCGTAAAAAAGGACACACAGTACATGTTGTTGACAAATATGAGGGTGGTTCTTACTCCAGTGCCATCTGCTGGTTGTCGGACCACCTTGCAAGGCTTGGCGTAAACGTGGCCGTTGAGCTGCACTTTAACTCGGCCGGACCGTTTGCTCAGGGCCATGAGTGGCTGCACTGGTTCCGTAGCACAAAGGGGCAGCGTCTTGCGTCCTGTTTCAATCACGCTTTTAAGGAATCCTTTCCAGAAGCTCGTGTACGCGGCGTCAAGTCCGCCGACAAGGAGGACAGAGGCAGCTTGTTCCTGCGTATTACCCGTTGTCCAGCGGTTATTCTTGAGCCTTTCTTCGGTTCCAATACATCCGAAACGGACTTTTATACAGTCAACCAAACCAAGCTAGCCGAGTGTTACGCTAACGCATTGCTTGATTATTTGTCTGTTTCGCCTACCATTTAGCTCGGCAAATAGCAATAATTGATTGACAAAAGCTTTATTAAAAAATAAAGTACGTCACGTGAGCGCAGCAAACTACGATCTCTCCATCTCTTGCGGCGAGGACTTCAACTTCACGTTGCGAGTCCTTGATGCTTTCGACGATCCAGTTAATTTCGTCGGTTCTAACTTCGTCGCGGAGATCCGCGAGGAACACAAGAGGCCGCTAATTGCCGCCTTTACTATTACTTCTTTGGGCGATGGCACACTCAAGTTTGCCTTAACGGATACCCAAACAAAGCTCATTAGCCCTACTCGAAAGTACAAGTGGGACTTCTTTTGGACCCAATCTGGCACCACAACTAAACTTCTCTATGGTAGTGTATCTGCCATATCCAACATCAGTAACTTGTAATGGCCTCTAACGAAACATCAAAGTATAAGCTATCCGTAGTTGAAGGCACTGAGCTTCAATTGTCATTGAGCGGATCAGCTGGTCCAGCTGGACCATCTAATGTTCTATCGATTGGTACAGTAACAACTGTCGAAAGTAATGTACCAGCAGCGGCTAACATTACTGGCTCTAGCCCTTCGCAAGTACTGAGTCTAACTCTGCCAAAAGGAAATACTGGCGCAACTGGCTCGCAAGGAGTTCAAGGCATTCAAGGTATTCAAGGCCCTCAAGGGTTAGCTGGTGATAAGTATCAGACTACTTCGTCAACAAATCTTCTTATACCAGCAATTGGTTCTACGATTACTATTACTGTCGGAACTGGTTTATCATACAGCACAAACCAGAACGTTCTTATCTCTCACGATATTGGCAACCATATCCACGCTGAGATTGATTCCTATAATCCAACTACGGGTGTAATGGTCGCTGTAGTTACAGATACTGATGGCAGCGGTACTTATTCTTCATGGTCCGTAAATCTTTCTGGTGCAGTCGGTGCAGTAGGCCCACAAGGAATTCAAGGACCTCAAGGGACTCAAGGAGTTCAAGGAATTCAAGGAATCCAAGGAGCTACTGGCCCGAACTCTGTCACGACATCGACGACAACAAACATTACTGGCATCATCAAGGGCAACGGCTCAGTCGTGTCTCAGGCGGTCGCGGGAACCGACTATGTCACAGCAGCGGCACTCGATCTAAAGTCTAACCTATCCAGCCCGACATTTACAGGTGTACCACTTTCGACTACGGCGGCTGTCGATACGAACACGACACAGATTGCTACCACGGCCTACGTTATCGGGCAGGTATCCACTACGACACCAGCCGCCATCGGAACTGCCGCTGTCGGCACGTCCCTAAAATATGCGCGCGCTGACCACGTTCACGCCATAGATACGATTAAGGCCGAAGGCGGAGGAATTGTAGTCATAGGCACGTCTAACCCGACAGCTAGTGGTGCGAACACTGGCGTTGACAGCCTTATCAGCGGTTTCAGCAGCTTCTCCAACACTGGTAGCTACTGCTCAATCAGCGGTTTCAACAACAATTCCAACTCCGGCTCCAACTGCTCGATTAGCGGGCGCGCTAACTACTCCAACTCCGGCTCCAACTGCTCAATTAGCGGTCGTTTCAACCACACCAACTCCGGCAACTACGGTTTAATCAGCGGTCGCGACAACTACTCCAACTCCGGCTCACATTGCCAGATCAGTGGCCTCAACAACAACTTCAACTTCGGCAACTGCTGCCAGATCAGCGGCTCCTCCAACGGCTCCAACTCCGGCAACTACTGCCAGATCAGCGGCTTTAACAACTCTTCTAACTCCGGCAACCTCTGCCAAATCAGCGGTTCCTTCAACGGCTCCAACTCCGGCAGCTACTGCCAGATCAGCGGCTCCGCCAACGACTCCAACTCCGGCGACTACTGCCAGATCAGCGGCGAATCCAACACCTCCAACTCCGGCTCGCGTTGCCAGATCAGCGGCGGAAACAACTACTCCAACTTCGGCAACAACTGCTCGATCAGCGGCTCCAGCAACCACACCAATTCTGGCTACGGCTGCTCAATTAGCGGTTATAGCAACCGCACCAACTCCGGCGCTTACTGCTCGATCAGCGGCTATGGCAACTACTCCAACTCCGGCAACAACTGCTCGATCAGCGGCTACAACAACCACTCCAACACTGGCAACTACTGCTCGATCAGCGGTAGAAATAACGGCTCCAACTCCGGCGCTTACTGCCAGATAAGCGGCTACTATGCGGATTTCAATGCCCTCAGCTACGCCAGAGTCCACGGCGGCTCGCTGTTCTCCCGCATCATCGACATAGTAGCCAAAGCGGCGACAACCGACGCCACACCAACCACACTTACATTGGGCGGAGCTGCAGAGGGTGTGCTCAACCGCATCTACATTCCTGCCAACTCTACATGGTCGTTCACGGCCACAGTCGTTGCGCGAGAAACAGCAACGGCTAACGCTAAGACATTCACTAGACGCGGCTTGATCGGCAACAACGCAGGAGCGGTTACGATTTCGTCTCTCGACACCATTGGGACGGATCATGTGTTGGGAACGCTGGCAGCAACCGTCGCCATCACAGCGGATGATCCCAACGACGCGCTCAAAATCGTTGGCACGGGGGTAGCATCGAAAAACATTAAGTGGACAGCGCAAGTCAACATCACACAGGTCGGCTAAATAAATCACACATGAAAAAAATAATCTTCAATTCCTCCATGCCTCGCAGCGGTTCCGAACTGCTTCAAGTGCTACTGCACCAGAACCCCGATATCTACGGCTCACCCACATCTCCCTTATTGGAGTTTTTGTATGGGATGCGGGGCAACACCGGACTCACGGAAGTTCAAGCGCAGCCGCGTGAACTGATGCGAAATGCGTTTGCGCGCACCTGCAAGGCCGCTGCCGATGGCTATTACTCTGCGATCACTGACCGCCCCATTGTCTGCGACAAGAACCGTGGATGGTCGGCCAACTATAACTGGACAAGTTCATGGGCAGATCAACCTAAAATGGTTGTCATGGTGCGCGACCTGCGCGGGATCGTCGCCAGCATGGAGCGCATCTACCGCAAGAATACTGATACCGTCGAGTGCGCCAGCTTACCGCTGCAACTGGATGCGCGGGTGTTCAACTGGCTTAACCTGAATGTCCAGCCAATCGGCAACAACCCGAACGTAGGGTCGCCACCCGTAGGGCTGGCTCTAAACCGCTTGCGCGGCCTGTTCATGGACGGGACTGCGGACAAGGTGCTCTTCGTGAAATGCGAAGATTTGACGACCGCTCCTGCGATTACGATGAGCCGGATTTATTCCTACCTCAAACTCCCAGAGTTTGCCCATGACTTTGACAACATCCAAAAGCAGGTCGAGGAAGATACCAAGATGTTCGGCGTGTTCGGGGATCACAACGTTGGCAACAAGCTCGCCCCCATGAAGGGCTGGAACGACGTGCTTCCCGATAAGCTATCCGATGTCATCCGCAAAGACTTCGACTGGTACTTCACTGCTCTTGGATACTAATTCTCCAACAACGACCAACAGAATACAACACTATGCCACTACTAGCACCAACCGTAAACCCCCAGCCTACGCAGGAGAACAAAATTGCCCGTCAGGTTTCCCGCCTGATCGAAACACCTAATCAAGTCAAAGGTCAGCTCATCGCTGCCTACAAACAGGCACACAGCCTGATGTGGGGGAACCAAGGCGAGGTGACTCCAGCACAACGCATCGCAAAGCTCAACGAGACAGCCGCAGCCGCAGAGTTGCTCACTATCGAGGGAGCGTTGTTTGCGTTTCTGACTCAAGTGCTCGCTCAACAGGATGCCGATGCGCTCGCTGATATCACTGCCCTGCACGAAGCCATCCCCGCACACAGCATCTCAGAGAATGGGACTGTAACGCTGGAATAAACCCACGACTACCCTTGACCAACCACCCTTAATCCTATAGACTCCTATTATGACTGACACAATTCTCAAACAAAATGCCGGACGCGGTGGTGCTGTAATCGTGACCGCTACAACCGTTCCTGCTGGTGATTACTGCGCTATGCAGTGGGTTACTTCCGGCACAATTACGACGGCCCTAAACGCACCGCTCCTTACCGGAACCCAAACGTCGATCACCTATCCAGCACTACTCCGCATTGATACTCCTATTACTGGCGGCACTGGTGTAATCACCGGAACAGCTATCTTCTACAAAGCTATTTAAGCTCAAACTGAAATGCTCGCCGCCAACTACGATATCACGATTGACCGTGCAGCTGAATACAGCTTCGTTCTGACGATCCAGAATCAGTTGGAGCAGCCGATTGATCTGGACCCGCCAGCGGCGGCAGCTTACGGTTTCTTTGCCGACATCCGCGATGCCGTTACGAAGAAAGAAGTGGTCTCGTTTACAGCAACAATCCTTGACGACGGCAACAACGGTCAAGTGGCGTTCAATCTTTCGGAGGCTAACACGCTTTTGCTAAAGCCTTCTGGCAGTTACGAATACGACATCTTCATGCAACGCGCCGCCACTATGGAACGCTTGCTTTACGGCTCCGTTACGGTGCGGGCCAACATTACCAAAGGAGTACCAGTAGACCCAATCAGTTAAGACCATGCCATCAGATACCTACATCTTGACCATTTCGGAAGCCGGAGTTTCGGTTCCGTCCAGCCACGCCAGCACCCACATCAGCGGCGGAAGCGACGCGATCCCAACCGCAACGTCAAGCGCCAGCGGCTTGATGAGTGCGGCTATTTTTACTCAACACGGAATCAATACCGCTAAGGTCTCGAATGCCACCCATACTGGCGATGTCACAGACACAGCTGGTGTCCTGACTGTTAATAAGATTAACGGTGTAGATCTATCCTCTTTCCCAAACAACACAGTTTTAAAAACTACAACTGGTGGTGTTATCGCTGCTGCTACCGCTAACGACTACCCAACGCTAAACCAGTCTACAATTGGCAACGCGGCTACCGCTACGCTCGCTACGACGGCTACTAACATCGCTGGTGGCGCTGCTGGCGCAGTCCCCTATCAGAGTGCCTCCGGCACAACTGCTTTGTTGAGCGCCGGAACATCCGGTTTCGTACTCAAATCAAATGGGTCTTCCGCGCCGTCATGGGTTTCGGTTACTGATGTTATCCCAACCCTTAATCAAAATACAACAGGAAACGCTAATACTGCTACAACCGCTACAACCGCTACCAATCTTGCTGGCGGCGGTGTTGGTCAAGTTCCATATCAAACTGGTTCTGGAGCAACAGCGATGCTCGCAGCCGGAACAGCTGGATATGTTCTGAAGTCGAACGGATCTGCCGCTCCTTCATGGGCTCCTGTCGATCTTTCTGCTGGAATCTCTGGCAGTCTTCCTGTCGCTTCCGGCGGCACTGGTGCGGCTACCTTCACTGCTGGTGTCTTGAAGGCGAACGGAACGAGTTCATTCACAACTGTGACTGCTCCAGCTGGAGATCTTGTTGGAACATCTGATTCGCAGACGCTTACCAATAAAACGTTTGGTAGTGGTGTTACTTTTAGCACAGCTATTCCTGTCGCTTCCGGCGGCACTGGTGCGGCTACCTTCACTGCTGGTATCTTAAAGGCGAATGGAACAAGTTCATTCACAACTGTGACTGCTCCAGATGGAGCTATTGTTGGGACAACTGATACCCAAATCTTAACGAATAAGACTCTTACTTCTCCGACAATTTCTGGTGGCACAATTTCTTCGCTGTCATCCCCTATCGCAGTTGCTTCCGGCGGTACTGGCGCAGCTACCCTTACTGGTTATGTAAAAGGAACAGGCACTACAGCAATGACTGCTGCTGCTACAGTTCCGGTTGCTGATCTTACTGGAACTCTACCAGTCGCAAACGGCGGTACTGGCGTAACTACTTCGACTGGTTCTGGCGCAAACGTACTTGCGACTTCGCCAGTGCTTGTTAACCCACAATTAGGCACACCGACTTCTGGTACTCTTACAAGCTGTACTGGTTTGCCTCTTACTGCTGGCGTAACAGGAATACTGCCAATCGCCAATGGCGGCACAGCGAATGACGGCACTGCCGTAACAGCACTTACATTCGATACCCTTAAATTCAAAACATCTAGTCAATCAACTGGCGCTCTTTCGGAAGGCCAGCTCCGTTGGAACGGGGTCGACAAGACACTGGACCTTAAAATGTCTGGCACTTCGGTCACGCAACAAGTTGGTCAAGAGGTGCTAATGCGGGCAACGGCCTCTCAGAATATTCTAAACGGACAAGTAGTCTATATCGACAGTTCTTTTGATGGGATGCCCGAAGTTGGTTTGGCTTCCAATAATTCGTTGTCGGCTAAGTCGGTTGTCGGACTCGCTACAGAAAATATAAATATTGGTGAGTCTGGTTATGTTACTTTAACTGGATTAGTTAGAGGTTTAAATTTGACTGGCTACACTATTGGACAAGAAGTATGGCTATCAACTAGCGGCGGGATCACGGCAACTGAGCCAACGTATCCTGCACACAAAGTACGTGTTGGATACGTTTCTCACGTAGACGGCTCTACAGGTTCTATTTACGTAACCCCAAAATATTTTGAGAACGGTCTAGTAAATGGCACTGGCAAGATTGGTTACATTAACGGTTCTGGCGGGCTTGTTACGCAAAATACAAGCAAGACAACTGGCGTTACCCTTAATACAACAAACGGCCAGATCACAATGAACGCAGCCGCTCTTTCTGCGAACACAGCTGTTTCGTTTACTCTTACAAACTCCAAAATAGAAGCTGGTGATGTTCTCATCCTGAATCATATTTCCGGCGGCACTAACTTCGCATCATACGTCCTGAACGCTAGATCAGCTGCTGGTTCTGCGACAATCGATGTCCGTAATGCGTCTAATTCGTCATTAGCAGAAGCAATCGTAATTGCTTTTGCTGTCGTTAAATCTGTAACAATCTAACCCATAAGCCAATAGCGACTAAAATTTATGTCAAAAGATACTATTACGGCCTCACTGAATTATTCTATTAATGATCGTCTTAGGTTCTATAAGAACCAACCAGTAAATATTAATCTATTGGATGTAATCAACGTCCGAGGAATTGATGGTAATACCATTAATGAGAACCCGCCATTAACTCCAAATAGTACAACAGAAGGAAATATATTAAGCGGAGAAAATATTATAAAAGTTGCGCCGCATCATAGTACGGTGGTCGAATGCGTTGAGGTCCTTACTGATACAGGAGCTGCATCGTTAATGACGCCGAGTTATATTAATGCAGCATTGCCAGTTAAAGGTCCAAATGCTTCCCAGACTTCGATTCTTGCTGGCATTGGCTCTAAGACCTTTACGCTAGCGGGTAGTGTGGGTTATGATTGGGGGTGGAGAGCTGGTGATCCAATTAAAATTAGCAGAGTTACAAACACCCAACAAGTGGAGGATGTAGCAATGATTGGTGTTGTCACTAGTTATAATGTGAATACTCAGAAGTTAGAATGCAATATCACACGAAACTTTATATCACAAACATTTGAATTATGGAGTATTAGCTCTTATAATTACATTACACCACAAATAAATTATTTAGGTTCGGTAGATAGTGATTCTTACATCTTTGATGATAAATTTGTACGCGCATACTCCTATTATGATTTACATGGAATACCTACTTCATTTATAAATAGAGGCCCTTGGCTCTCTGGTGGTAGAAGCATTTCCGTTAGTGTTCTAGCTAACGGAAAACTTAATATTTCTTCTAACTTTAGATCGGGGATTATCGACACCTCAATTACCGACGGCACAGGCTTTCAAATACTCGATAATCAGGATAATAGTTTTATTGTACAGGATAAAATTATCCAGTCAATTTTACCTATGAATTTGCGACGTTCGAATCTGGGCAATACTCTACGGCTAGGGGTTTTATTTACAGATAAGACCGCAGCTTATTTATCATTAGATGCATACACTGAGACTTTACCAACTACTACGACAAACGCCCAAACGTTTGCACCCCCCACAGGTGGTGTTACTAGAGTAAGTGCTACAGTAAATACATGTACATTAACGGGAGTCGCTGAATTGTCTGCACGGCGTACGAGTTTACATTCGCAAAATCTACAACTTAGTGCCCCTAATGCTGAAATTATAGTAGATACTAATAGTAACACCTCTAAATTGGGTTTACAAACTTTTGAAATTTCCCTCCCCCATCTTGATGGCATAGGTAGTTTTACGCCTACGATGTATTTTACTGTGGATAATGATTTTATTTATATCCTATATAAAAACGATATTCCTTTGCAAGGGGGTACTCAAAAAGATTTTAGGGTCTATAAATACGATAAAAATTACGGAGTACGCTCTCTCGCTACTGGTAGTGGTATTTTCAGAATGGATTTTGGCAGTATTGGCGACGCTGGTGTGTACCCACCTTCAATGCTTAAAGACTCTTCAGGTAATTTTTTCTTCTGTTATGGATCAAGGATTGAGAAAGTTACTCCTGCGGGAGTAGTATCTACTTTTGCGGGATCTAGTACATCTGGGCATCAAGACGGGGTTGGGGGCAATGCTCGATTTGGTGTAATAAAACAAGCAATAATTGATTCAAACGGAAATATATATCTTAATGAGGGGCCTTTTGGGGAGCAACAATCATTGTGGTCTAGTGCTGTAATAACTTCTGGTTCACATGCGGTTCGCAAAATAACTCCATCTGGAGTGGTCTCAACACTTTATGTTGGTGATACAAATAACCCTTTTGAACCACGATCAATTTCGTTTGACCAGAATGGAAATATTTTAGTGATTAACACAGCTGTTAAAGCACCTGAATCTTCTACGTTTTATCTGCGTTCGGACTCCTCTTACGGGAACGTAGCAGCACGGTATAGAACACAAGGGCGAGTTGAAAGAATATCTCTAACAGGGCAAAACACACCAACAAACTTATATTGTTCTGGTTTTATAATAAGAAATAATTCTGGTGAAGTATACCTAACCGAAAGTATTATTTCCGGCAGTGTGTATAAGAGTAATTATAGAGTTGAGTTTTATAGCTTATTAGATGATAATAATGTTTCTTATGTAGCCAATACAGCGGACTTTAGGGTAGGTGACCTTTATTCACGGTATGTACCATATGATAGTAAAGACTTTCTTGTTTATGAAGACGATGCTTTACGTGTTTTTGTCGTAGACACTAGTGAAAAAAGGATAGGGTCAGCTATGAAATCTTTATACGTTGATCGTCCCAATCAAAGCGAAGCGGTTTTACCATACTTTGCTCCAGTTAATGATAATAGGTTTAGAGCGTTTAAGTTTGATTTAAGCTATAAACAAAAAACAGTCGATATACCATATAACGCAACGGTTCCTTATTTGAGTACTGTTTTTCAGGATACATTCCCACAAGGAACTGTATATTCAATTGTATCTAGTCAAGAATTACATGCTTGGAGAGCCGAGCTACCAGACGAAAACTTAAACATTGCTTCTGATTACTCACGCCCAAAATATAGTGCGAGTTTTAGTTATGTGTCCGACACAATAACCCCAACGAATTTAAAAAATGCGAGCGTAAGTTTTTCAAATAGAATAGCAAGTGTAAATCTATCATTAGAAACAAACCCATTCAGTACAAATAATGGCATATTAACGAGACTATTTTGTAAAGTTAACTGGACGTTGCTACAAAATTTTTCGGATAAGTACATAACAAAACTCAGAACAAGCGAGTGGAGCGGAACAATTGTAGCCGATTATTCTGATGGGTCTGCTGAATTATTGTTGGACTTAGGTGCTGAGGTATCCCCTTCACTAAATACAATTAAAAAGAACAAAAGCATTAAAAAGATAGCAGTAGGTAAAGGTTTTTATCTTGTTTTAACGGGTGATGGGACACTTTTTAGTTACGGAAATAACGATTATGGGCAGCTTGGAATCGGGAATTCTTACGGTTTCACACCGTTCGTGAAAAAAGTTAAAAGGGGTAAGTCTGGGATACCTTCTCACTTAAATATAGTGGACATAGCTGTAACTGAGAATTCTGCTTTTGCCGTAACCAACGATGGAAATCTATATTGTTGGGGGCTTAATATTTATGACGTTGGAGCTACAGCCCAATCCGCCGCGCCAGACCAACTCGACACTCCACAATTAATCCAGAAAGATAAAAAAGACGTATTTAATAACAGACTCGTGTTGTCAAGTAAATCGCTCCCGTCAGGTTTAAGTATTGATCCAGACCCGCTTGCTTCAGGTAATTTAATTGGGGCCCCAACTACAACAGGATCATATGAGTCTAAAATCAAGATTGATTATGCTGATCTTGAGGTTATTTTACCCAATATAAATAATTTTAAGTATAAGGGTACGACATATTTAACCCTTCCTATTAGTGTTGTAGAGCCACCTAACGAATCAACTAATCCGGATACAGACACTAACCCTAATCCTAACCCCAATCCCAACCCCAACCCTAGTATTTCTCAAGCGACAACCGGATCAAGCACTGGCGAGGTTGAACTACACACTGTTCCAGTAACTACATCGTCACTTACATCTGCGACGAAATCAGTTACTGTTCAGTTCTCAACAACGCGCGTACAAGCTGGTTCGCAGTTCCCACAAACATACAAACTTAAATTTGGTGGTGTGGATATTCTAAACTCACCGTTCACGTTTGACGCAAACTCCGGTACATCAGTTTCACTAAACGTAAAAATATCTAGAACGTCATCTTCAGTGTTTAAATTTGAAACACTAATCAGTTATTCTATCGGTGGCGATGTTCAGCAATCCAGAACAATCTCTAAAAACATATCCATTAGTAGTTTTAGCGGAACAAATATTATGTTGAGTGCGACTAATGCGGCTGGATCAAGTGCCCCGATTATTTCTAATTACAATGGAATTACGTTCCAAGGCTAACATCTAAACACATGCCAATATCCCAATTACCACAAGCTCCGTATAGACAAGACCGCAAGATCTTCCCAACTCCAATTATTGGAGATGTCTTGTTCAGTGAGGTTCGTGACTGCAATCGTGGAAACCCGTTCCCTGAATACGGAACCCCGTACCCTAACGCCAACAAGTGGCCGGATCACAAGCTCGTATACATCAAGCCAGTAGACATCGAACGCAACGAGATCTTCGAGTTCTTCTACGCATCAGAACGCGAGAATCAGGATCTCTACAACTTCGCTTTTGGTAACAGAGTTATTGGAAACAGGGAGTTCCGCACCGTTACTCGTACCTATGTCACGCTCCGCGAGAACTTCGAGCCAGTAGATATTGAGTTCGGCACAGCCATGCCGAACGTGCCAGAAGATAAGTTTGAAGGAGTTAATTACGTTTTCTATGACAAGGAACAGCAGAACACGCAGCAGGAAGAATTGAACGCTCTGTTCGTTATTGAGGCCCACAGCTATGTGGAAGAGGCCGTGCTCGACGAAGTGCTGACGCTCTCTACTGAGAGGCAAGATCCGCTGCCGCCTAAGTTCCGTGTTTTGTCGCCAACTACTACGACAGATGAGCTGGCGGAAGGATCGGTCGAAACTCCAGTACTTACTGGCGACCAGCTCGCGGCAACTGAGGATCAGATCAACACAAATCTCAAACGCAAGCGCACCGTTTCACGCTCGTCGGCGCAGAACACCAGCTCGTTGAGTGGCAAGCAGGTCACTAACGACCTGCAAGTCGCTAATGTAGTGGAATCCATTGTTCCAGACGGAACAACCATTACTACGTCCGCCCTTACTGTTGACGGATCTGTTGAATCTTTGGGTAACGGACAAAGTGTGCAGCGTGTCATTACGGCTCCTGAACTCTTTACGGCCAAATCCTTCTCAACCCAAAGACCAGATCCAGTTCCAGAAAAGTTTCGCGTACTTGTGCCGACCGAAAGTACAGAAGAGAACGAAGCTGGAACAGCGGAGATGCCCGTTCTTAGCGCCGGAGAATTTGAGGAGACGGAGCAGCAGGTTAATGTACACGTAAAGCGTAAACGTAAAACAAAACGTAACATAACTACGCTCCCAAAAACTCTTACGCAAAAGTCCACTACTAATGAAAAGCAAGTAGCTACAGTAAAAGAAACGCTACAAAATGGAGATACGTCTGTAGCTCCGTCTGCTCTAGTGGATGTCCAAAGCGAAGCATTGGGAGACGGT